CTATATTTTGCGGGGTCTGCCTACTGCTTTTTTTAAATCTTCCGGCCTACTTTCTAGCCAGTCAGATAATTTTTTAAGGTTCCATCTGCGACCTTTTGAATTTGTCATAATGTATCTTGGTTTTGGGAATCCTTTTAAGCAAATAATTGATGCTTTAAAATAAGTATTTGCATAACCCAAAAAATCTGCCGCCTGTTCATCTGTCAACCAAATGTCTGAAGGTGGCAGGGCAACAATAAAGTTACCCATGTTCGCCATTGCTGTCATTGATTCACCTCCAATCTTTTACCTGCTTTGATTTCTTCATCATTGGCGTGGCGAATAATCTCACCCCATCCGCAAATAGCATTAACCTCGAATCCCTTGCTATCATCTGAAAGCATTAGGTTGAATTTATCAATAAAATCAATATTTAAAACGCCTTGATATTCAATAAATGCGCTGTTGATTGAAACTACCTTATCCCCAACCTCAAAAATATTGTGCTGGCGGCGGTATTCGAGGAGGGCTTTTTCTACATGCTGAGGTCGAACTCCAGATCTCTGCATCATGATTAACTCATCCATTGTGTAAGATGCAGCATTAAGAAATGCTTTGGCTCTTTCATACCCGCCCAACTGCTTAATTAGATTCACTGGACACCTCCTACAAAACCACAAATTTGTGATGCTTTAAATTGATTACTGTCATTTTTCTACAATGCTGGCAACGAGTGCGAGATCGAACTTTTAATTCCTCCTCATCCTCTTTCAGCTTTTCTCGAGCTTCCTGAATTCGATTTTGCAATCGAGCAAAATATTCAATACTGTCCTTAATCCACAAAACTGGATTAACCTTGGCTTCGCATTGCTTGCAAACCAATTCCATTGCTTTAGAGTCAATAGCCACCTGTATGTGCTGACACTTTTGAAAGTCACGTCTTGGAAAATTAATCACATCACTTTCAATATCAATTTCAAGATGCTCGTGAGTGGGGTAGGTATAGTTATTCAAGATACTTCTCCCAAAGACTTCACCACACTTTCAGGTAACCCAAACACATCTTTAAAAGCCTTATCAAATTCACCGCTTTGGATGAAGTGATCGATCAGGTTTACTTGCTTATCGATCTCTAATTCTTTGTCGACATTTGTTTGTTGAATTTCAGTCATTGGCTGGCTCCTTATGTTCAGTGCGAATATCAACACCACAAAAAGGGCAGTAATTTAAAGCAACACGATTTTTTTTGAATCGACCTGCTACGATTTCTAGTCGACATGAATCAATGTCGCGTCTGCTCATGGTCAGACCCTGAATGTCGCCATATTGATTGCGAGTCACTTCACTGAGAAATTCGCACATTTCAATCCAGTTCCCTGTATTTACACATTTATCAGTCATTTGCTGGCTCCTGTGGCGCATCGGGTAATGGCATCCAGAATTTAACCTGATCTTTACTAAGTATCGGGTTGCTTGCACCCATGTCATACATAACAAATTCATCCTTATACAGGTACGAGAACTCAGCTATTCCCACTCCATAAATTCCAGAAATAATAACCTTCTGGCCTTCTTCTGGTGGCTGAATTGCTGTTTCAATCCATTCCGGCACAGCATGGGCTTTGGCTTGCCATGCCACCCACTGAGCATTTGCATATCCGACCGAGTAAGAATTATCTTCTTCAACATAATCACATGCTATTTGACGGCCGTTATGAAACCCTTCCCACCAGCTTTCAAAAGCTTCTCTTTCTTTCTGAATATCCATCACGCCACCTTCAATTTATGTGTTTTATCTTTAAGTTTTGCCATCAGGATGCACGTCTCATTTGTGTCTGGCGTGGCAAGCTTTGAAAAAGATTGATTCAATCGAGCAAGTTCAGCCCTGGTGATCAGCATTAGATTATCTAACCGACAGTCCTGCTTGTTCATATTCTTAAAAACAAGGACATGGTTGTCAGGGATTGGTCCATGTTGTTGCTCCCAGATCCACCTGTGCTTCAACTCAAAAACATTCGGCTCAGCCGTTTTAATCTCAACATAACCATCAACAGTGATTCGCTCATAACCAACCGGCCTGTGGTTGAAAGGAGTATTGCCTTTCTTGAACGATGTTGAGTTGGCACTGGTAAGTCCTTTTACTCCAGCATTCCAAGTTTTATGACCAGGTGAAAAACAACCGTTTCGGCCAGTCTTTAACCCCATTCGTAAACACTTTGCTTTTATGCTGTCCACTGAAAGGCTGTAGCCAAATTTCTCATTAAATTTGCAAGTTAGCTCAGCACGTGGCGTTTCCTCATGCTGACGTAAAAACATCAGCATTTCTTCGGTGTATTTGATCGGTTTACCTTTCGCCATATCAAACACTCACATTCATATCACCAACAGAAATCTGTGGCGCTTCTTGATTCGAGTTAAGGCCTTTGTATTGAGCCACCAGTTTCACAGCTTCCAATTGAGTTTTGTGTGCATCCACAATCTGCTCACTCACTTGTGAAATGACTTGGGCGCGCTTAACTTCAGAATCCAGGCTATCCTTATCAGCCTTTGCCAAGCGATCCAGTTGATCAAACAGGTGCTTGTTCAAATCTTTTAATGTGCTCATGCTGCCACCTCGCCAAAAGGGTTATGCCCCTTAAATTCTTCAAACAACTCAGTCGCTGCTTTATTCAAGCGACCATTCGCCATAATCATTACGTTTCGCGGAAAACCTTTACCTGTAGCAGTGTTATAAAACTGTGCACCGCCAGCGGAAATTACGCATTTATACCCAAGGTGAGTGAGCCAGATAATGAAGGCTTCACTCATGAGTGGATGGACTCGGTAATGTTTTTTCATGCTGCTTTCACTCCCTTGCTACGTTCAGCCATAAGCTTTGCGTAATACTCCTGACAGTGCGGAATCTTGTCTTTGATCTTCTGGATGATTGACTCATCACGCTCGATCACCACGGTTGTGAGTCGCTCACGAATGTCGATAGCTTCAACCATGTCGATCAACTGTTCTCTATCATCCCAATCCTTTGTGAGTTCAACCGGGCAAGGGAATAACCAGAAATCAATAAAGCCACTTTCAAACTTAATTTCTTTGCCAAAGGTCTTAAGGTGCCAGTCCTCATAAGCCATGAAATACCCATGCAACTGCACGTCATAACCAGCTTTTTTAACCTTCTCGATTGCCTCATCCATGAAGAAAGGATGGGTGCCAATATCCCAAGTACATTTTGTATCGCCGATAGTCGGTGTGTTTAAGTCCAGGATGTCGCATTCACCAGTGATCAAATCTGTATTCACTCGGCCTTCATGTTTTTTGAACTTCTTGAAACGCATCTTTCCAGACATTTCAATTGCCAACTCTTCAAGCATGTTGCCTTTGGCCGTGTACTGATTGCCGGTGAATGAGCGGAAGCCGTAAAGATCCTCTTTCACCACATCGCGAATGGCTGATTTTGCTGTATCGCTGATGACAGCCGCTTTAGAGCGACCATCACCAATTAGTTTATGCAGAGAGGAGCACCGGAATAACTTCATGGCAGCACCTCCACAGCTTGACGTTGTGCATCTGTCAGCGCGTACTCACTCAGCACATAGTCTTTCTCGAATGCGCCTGCTTTAACTTGCTCAAGAAGCACTGGAAACTCAGCATCTGGAACAGTCATTTTGGTTTCGATAGCACCAACACTTTCGTTATGGTCGATATAATCAAAATCATTGGTTTCCACATCACGAACAATCGCCTGATCCGCAAGTTGTGCCGTCTGCATCTCAATTGAAAGCGGTGCTTGTTTTGATAACAGCAGCTTGGTCACTGTTTTAAGGGCCATAGAATCGAAGTTTTCATGCCAAACACTTGATGCCTTTTTACCTTGGTTTATTTGCCCTTGAGCAAATTTATAAGACTGGCTGTAATTTCCAGCGTGCTTCATCACATCTGCCTTACTCATGTAAAGCTCAGCAGTAAAACCATTCAACAACTTAAAGAAAGCCACATAACCAATTGCTTCACCCTGATTTGGAACTGTCCAGTCGAACTCATAGCCAAGCAGGGGGTTTGCTGAAATCAATTGACCTTCAAATACTGGTGTTGCTGCAATACGTGCAAACTGACCTGAACGCTGTGCCAACTGAATAAAGCCTTTGTATCCCATCTGAAATTGAGCCTCTAAAGACTCAGACCATTTACCTTGAGCATCTTTAAACTTGCGCTTGTATGGAACAATGTAAGCAAATCCAAGGTTATTATTGATTGGCAGATCCAGTGTTGCTGCCATCATTGCCGCATTGATTACAGTTGCTGGTACTGCGCCTTTAAGTTGTGGTTGGTTCGCCACCTGCATTACCGAAGCCAGAAAGCCTTGAGTTTTTTTACCTAGCACTTCTTCAAATTTTTGGCGGATTTTCGCGTCTGATACATAAGCCTTGATTGACTTAGGATCATGCTCAGCAACCTGATTTTCTGATTTCACTGGTGCATTCATCTCAAACCACCTCTTCAAATAGTTGTTCCGCGTACTCATTCACAAGACGCTGTAATTCCTTAATCTGCTCATCCGTCAGCGCAAATGTCTGACCTTCCTCAGCTTCAAAATTCCAAACATCCAGCAAGGTCACAGGTGTATCTTTCACCACCAACCAAGAATCAATATCCACCGGCTCGGCATATCGCATGTCACCATTCGAGCTGCGCATTTGCGTCATCGTGTGTGGCAATACAGCCACTGAACAATCAGCCGTTGCCCACAGGTTTTCACCAATCTGGCGATATAAACCAAAGGTCAGCACGTTATCTTCAATCGAAATATCCAGATCAACCCTGAAGCTTGGCAGGTCTAAAAAGTACAAATCACGGGTGAAATCTTCATTCACTTTGCAGTCAATTACTTTGGTGCTATGACCATCACGGCACAGGAATAAAGACTGGTTTCCGATGTGATGGATCGGTCGCATTGCCGCACCACATCCACAGAATTGAGCGTAAGTGTTCATGCTGGCACCTCATTAGATTTATGCGCGTCATACAGCTTGATTGCGTGAACAATTGCGTAGCAGCACCAGATATAGTGAAAAGTAGCTTTGGTGGTTGGGGCTTCAAAAAAATCTGTTAAATCCATGCCACCCGCTTCATCTGCATCCCAAGAATTGATTTCATTCCAGAAATCAAACTCACCTGATCCTTGAGTTCCACTTATGAAACTGGTGACAGCCTCCAGTGCCTGCTTGGATTTTTCTCTATCCTCAGGATCAGACAGATCTAAATCTTCCAGAAAATTGGTTAAATAGCCTTGTACAGAAGAATTTGCCGTATCGATATCAAACTCACGAATGACACCAGCTTCTACTTTTTCTCCCCAATAACCCGGGTTGATGTAATAGCCTGATTGAGGTCGAAAGAAACCAAACATGTCATTGGTGCGCTGAAATACAAAACTCCCCATGTCACCGGTAAACATTAAATAGCCCGGGCGAGTAGTGATGTTGTAGTGCATTGCTATGGTGTTAGGGGCTGCAATCGTAATATCTCGGAATACACCTTGATCTAGGTTCACAGTCAGTTGATGGTGGGCAACATCTTTAAGGAACTGCTCTAAAGTTGGATTACCCATTAGCGCTCTCCCTTCGCAATCGCAGCATTAATCTTTTCAATTTCATAACGATCAACATAAGCATTAATCGTCTTGTCAAAATGCACCACATTCAGAATGTCCAGAAACTCGACTGAGGCATCGTCTAAGGCATACTCGACATAGATGCTGTATTCACCAGCTTTAACAGTAGCGACACAGATCTGATTGCAGTTCACGCTTTGAACTTTGTATTGCTTTGCAGCGATGTTGACTTGTGGCTGATCTTCGATAGATTCAGCCTGAGCAGCACAGCCACTGATTGCTATTGCGGAGGCGAGCAGGGCGGCATTGATTAATATTGGTTTTAGATTCATAATAATTTCACTCACAGTGGGTTGTGGGTCACGCTCCAGGTAGTTGTCGTAGGCTACGCTGGGGCTTTTTGTTGTTTCGATGAAATTATTAAACCAAAGGTATAAATAGAAAGCAAGAGAAATTTAAACCATAGGTGAAAAATAGTTAAAAATAGGTTTAAATATGCTTTAATAGACAAAAGAAAACCCACCGCTGGGGTGGGTTTGTATGATTATAAAGGATTCAGACTTCATTCATCCTCATCAGACTCATCAATGTTAACTGCACCTATAATCCTAGATTCCTTATATCGCCCATTTAGTGTAAGGGTTTCTACATGAAGAAAAATTTTCGCATATTTCCATTCTGCCTGTTGAATTAGCTGTAGATTTTTCTGATCCAGTGAGTCATTTTCGAGAACACTTATTAACTCTTTATTATCTTTAATTCTTTGAAGTCTGATTTTTCGACTAGCTGCATTTGAAGAATCAACCTCTAAAACCCTATACCAATCATCTATTCGAAGAGGCTCCCATCTTGTTTTTGGGGTTATGGATAACTCTTTAGCGACATCACCTGGTAAAGATACAGCGTTTTGTATCTCAGCTTGATCTGCATCTTGAACACTTTTTAATATGGCAGCATTAGTATCGGCTGCATGCTGTTCCATTTTCTTTATTCTAGGATCGAATTGATTGGCCTTAGAAATTACATCAACAAATTTTTGATTCTGTTCTGTCAAAATCTTTATAGTTTCTAGACGCTCTTTCCTATCTTCGGCATTTTTTTGTTGATCAAGTTCAGCCTCTCTTGCCTCTTTTCTAGCCGTAAGAATTTGTTGGAGATAATTTTTTCCAAAATATAGAACTAGGCAGGATAGAATTATAACGACAGCTTGAGTCGGACTCATTTTTCCAGCAGTACTCTCAACAAGTTTAATGCCAATTTCAGTTAAGTTTATATCAAATGAAGAAGACCCGTCTTCTACTTTAACTTCTATTTCCAACTCTTGACGTTCGGCCTTGGTCAAACATTGGGTTGTTTCTGTATCATACTTTATAAGAGCGTAAGATTTATAAATTCCAGACTGTAGTTCCAGAAATCCATTCATAATTGAAGGGGTAATAGTCTGGTGATATTTATCCCCCTCAACATGCAGATGGTAATTTGGCCAACCATCAAATTCTAAATTTACATGCTCTAAATTTAATTTTTCATTTAATAAATAATCAAGTAAATCAATAGCTTGATCTTCATTTGAGATTGTGTAATTTTGAACTATTTCAGACATTTTTCCCCCTAATTCTAGCCCCGAACAAATAAATTATTGTTAAAGGTTTGTAGTCAATACACCCAAGCTGCATATAGCGGCTTTTTATTAATATTTAAACTCTCTGTGGTGCTGAACAACCACACCAATGATGGAGATTTCTATTTGCAAAGAGTTGTAAGTAGGAAAATCAGGGTTTAATGGCACCAATTCGACAATATCTACACCATGCTCATTTATCCCAATAACGCGATATTTTTTAAAAGTGGTTAGGGCTACGCCTTGCTGAATTTCCTGAGCAACAACCAGCGATCCTGGCACTGGGGCTTTCGCAGCATCAACCACAATCGCATCACCTGGCATAAACTCTGGTGCCATACTCATTCCATCAATTGTTAATGAAAATACAGCTTTAGGGTCTAAACCTTCATAAGTTGTATAGGTTTCGCCTTTAGGGTGAACGCCATCATATACAACCTCTCTCCATATGCCTGCTTGAACAAAATCTAGCACCGGAATCTTCCTTAATGTCTTCCCTGTAGGTTTTACATTTCCATACCCCTCACTTATTGCACCCGTATTCCCATTAGATTTTGAGGGGGTGATAAGGGGGTTATCTCCTGATATAAGCCAACCAACATCAACTTCAAGCACCTCTGCTAATTTTTCCAGAGTCTCTTTACTAATCTGGCCTTTTTTCCATTTAGCAGGTGCTTGCGGACTAAGCCCAATCATTGTTGAAGCTTTCGACCATGAAAGTTTTTTAGCAAGTAATGCCTTCTGTAAGCGATCAGCAATAGTTTCCATATCTACACACTTTAACCTTTGGTTAAATTATCAAGTAAAAAACGGTCGAAAGGAATCAACCATAGGTTGCATTATTATGTAACTGGTGGTTTAATAAACTTAGTTTATCTGGTTTAACTAAGGTTTAAATTATGAACCCCATGCAAAAAGCGATTAATGCTGTAGGTGGGCGAACAAAAGCCGCAAACCTATTAGGAATCTCCTATGTAGCAGTTCGCAAAATGGAAGAGAAGGGATCGCTTCCTAGAACAGATTACACAGGTGAAACAAGCTACGCACAAACACTAGCTAGTAACAGTAACGGTCTTATCACTACCGATTGGCTTATGGATAAGGCTAACCCAAAACATCATACCGTTGCTGCTTAAACCAATTATCAACAATTTAGCGTTTTTAATAAACGTGAAAGTAAACAAGGTGTTCACATGGATATATCGAAAGAGACCAAAACCGCATTGCACAAGATGATTCACCAATCAAACGGGATTACACCTAAAGAGATTGCTGATGTTGTTGGTGTGTCTCACAACACGATTTTGAACTATGCCAATCCAAACATGGAAAACCATTTGCCGAGTCTAAAGGCATTTGAAGCGATGCTGACCTACACACAGAATCCAGCTCCATTAAAAGTATGGGCGCACAAATTAGGTTTTGTATTGGTTCCAGTAGAACAAGCTCAAGGCAAGGATCATGAACTAGGTGTTCTTGAATCACTTCTTGGCATGAATGTAGGCAATGGTGCAGCAAATAAACAGGTTTTATCTGCTTTGGAAGATGGTGTGGTAACACCTGCGGAAATGGATGAGACAGATCGCATCCTCGAAGAAATCGAACAGAAAATTCAATCTTTGCGTAAAGCCATGAAAGGCGAGTGTGCAAAGTATTTATCAGCTCTACAACGAGAAAAAGCCTGATTTGCGAGATCAGGCTTTTCGGTTGTTCACAAACCCGAGAAGGAAATGAACATGAATATGTTAACACAAGAAAATTTTAACATAAACGAAGTAACAATGTCATCACCTGAGATTGTTGATTTTATTAACATTCATCGCAAAGAAGTTGCTACTGCCGAAAAGCCATATAAAGAACTTCGTCATGACGACTTTATGCGGAAAGTACCAAGTGTTTTGGGTGAGGGGCACGCTCCGAAATTTATCGGAACGCAAAACTACGGCAACAATAATACACGCCATATCTATAACTTCCCAAAACGCGAAGCCTGCTTGATGGCTATGTCATATAGCTATGAGCTACAAGCTCAAGTGTTTGACCGCATGACCGCAATGGAAGAAGCACTAAAGGCTAAAAATAGCTTTGACATCACCAACCCAGCACATCTACTTCAAGCAATCGAAGTACAAGCCAAACTTAATATTGAGCTTACTCAAAAAGTAGCGGTACTGGAGCCAAAGGCCAAAGGCTTGGATCGCATTGCTGACTGCACCAATGTACTAGGCATTCGTGAATCCGCAAAAATCCTTAAGGTTGGTCAAAACAAGTTGGTTCAATATCTTCTTGACCACAAGGTTGTATATCGTGACCAACACGGAAAAATTCAGGCTTATCAAAAATCTGTTGATCAAAAGCTTATTCATGTTGTGACCTCTGCACCTCGCTTATTTGAGTCGGGTGAAAAGGTATTCACACAGGTAAAACTTACTCAAAAATTAATTACTCGCATTGCGAAGTGGTTAGAGCAAGGAGTAGCCGCATGAGTGCCCTAAAAAAACATGAGGACAATATTGTCCCTTTCAGCAAAGGTAAAAAAATGGCCGACAAATTTGACAAGGGTTATGTCATGTCAAGCCGCCTTTACCGCAATGAAGTTGAGCCTTTCTTGAGTGATGCAGCAATGCGGATCTATGCGCGATTGGAGAATTACCTAACTGGATTTAATAAGGAATCTGATTACGTTAGTTACTCTCAACTGCAAGGCAACAAAAACCTTGTTGGGTCTCGCACTCTTGGGCGGGCAACTGTTGCAAAAGGCCTTAAAGAGCTGACTGAACTTGGGGTTATTAGCATCATTGGGAGTCATCCAAAGTTTGGAAATAAGTATCTTTTAAATGAGGTTTCTCTGGTTGAGAAGTTCAGTAAAAAGACTAGTTCAAAATCTAAACTAGTTCAGGAAGTGAACCGCACTAGTTCAGAAAGTGAACCACAACCTAGTTCACCAGCTGAACACTCAATAGATATTACTTATAGATATTTAAATATAGATATTTATATAAGCCCGCTTCGCTCTAAAAATTTAATCATTGTTTTTAACAACAGCCTATTTCTTAAAAAACAGGAAAAAGCAAAAGCCGAAGCTGAACGCAAAGACAAGGCTCGCAAATTATCTTATGACGAAGTGATCAAACTGACTTCAGAAAGATTTTCACTTCTTTGTGATTTCTCTCTTTGGGAGCAATACGTATCTAGTCGCTCTCAAACAGCAAAAACAAAGCTGACCAAAAATGCCCTGAATGCGATTTACAAAGATTTCCAGAAGTGGGGATTTGATGGCAGCAATGAGTCTTTGAAAACTTCAATCACTGGCAACTATCAAGGTTTGTTTGCACCAAAGCAGCAATTCACACCTGGACAACAAAACCCAAAACCATCTCGCTGGGATGAAATCCAACAGTTGATCGCAAAAGAGGAGCAGGGCAATGACAGCTATGGTTACTAATCAACAAACTGCGGTTCAGCCAATCAAGACCGGTCAACTGGTTGGAATCTTCAAGGCAATTGCACCGCGCTCTTTTGAAAAAACATTTGAAGGTATGCCGATTGAAGCAATTGGTCATGCAATGAAAATCTGTATCGAAGGACTTTCAAGAGAGGAAATTGATCTAGGCCTTCGCATGGTCCGTGATAACGGCTTTTGTCCAGATCCGGCAATGTTCCGCAAGTGGTGTCTTGGGATTACAGGTTTTGGTACTGAGCAGCAACGTGTTGTTGATTCATTCAAGGGGAAACATGCAGCACTGGGCAATATCGTGAAATGGCTTGGTGATAACAACCACCCGATCACAAATGCCGAAAAAGAAGCGTATGACCGCTGTTATGAAATGTTTGCTGATATCCAGTGGGCAAAGAACATCGATAGGGCCTCTTATTTAGCGTATGAGGCGTTTAAAGACAACTATGTGGACGTAGTTAAGGAATATGCTGAACAAGGGCAACAGCAAGCAATCTGGGAGCGTCCTAAGGCCATCGAGAAGAAGATGGTAGTTGATCTTGGTGAGTGGGGTCATGGGCCTGCACCAGAGCCTAGTCAACCGCTTCAAGGTGATGAACTCAAGAAGTACCTGGAAGAAGCCAAGCAGAAAATTAAAGGTTTTAAGGAAAGCGCAGGGGGTGGGGTGTGAAGATTCTAATTGCTTGTGAATATTCAGGCCGTGTCCGCGATGCTTTTGCCGCACTTGGTCATGACGCTATGAGTTGCGATCTACTGCCAACAGAAGCACCTGGTAATCACTACCAAGGTGATGTTCGTGATGTGCTGGGTGAGCAGTGGGATTTGTTAATTGCACATCCTGAATGCACGTACCTGACCAACGCTGGTGTGTGTCATCTGCATACAGATCCGAAGCGCTGGCCAAAGCTGTTTGATGCCGCTGAGTTTTTCAAACTGTTTCTGAACGCTGACCACATCCCGATGCGAGCAATCGAAAACCCGATTATGCACGGATATGCAAAAACCTTAATTGGGGGGGTGAAACAAAGCCAGGTTGTTCAGCCTTGGATGTTTGGACATATGGAGCAGAAGGCTACCTGTTTATGGTTGAAAGGACTGGAGCCACTAAAGCCGACAAATATCGTCAAGGAGGAGATGATGCTTTTGCCAAAAAATCAGCGTGAAAGATTGCATTACTTATCACCAGGTCCTGACCGATGGAAAGAGCGCAGCCGGACTTATCAAGGGATTGCTGATGCTATGGCTATGCAGTGGGGTGGTGATGTGCGCCAGGGTGAGCAGGAAGATTTATTCGGGGGTGCGGCGTGAACGAGATCCTTCAACAACGAATCGAATCGGTACAAGCCGGTAAAAATATAACTCATGCCCAGATCGAGGCTAAGCGAAGTCTACGTGAGCAACTTGAAAATGATGTGGAAGCATTTCTGAAAAATGGTGGAAAGGTCGAGACTTTGCCACAAGGTTATTCGGGTGAGTTTTCGCAATTCAATGGTCGACCTGTAGGGGATACCCAAAAGACTATGCGAGCAGTTATGGCGGCAGCCATAGCATCAGCCAATGCACGACGTAATAACCCGAATGTGATTGCTTGCAACAAGGCTAGAGAGGAAGGTCAAAAGCATTTCCATGGTGCTGAATGTGTGACCTGTGGTGGAACACTTCGATATACCAGCACTAATAGCTGTTTTTCATGCAACAAGGCGTCAGCAGTCAGGAACTATAAAAAACGGATGGAGAGAACAGCATGAATTTAACAATCGAACAAATGCGGGAAATTGTGGATGGGGCGCCTGAGCTTGGGCGCTATTGGGAGGAATATGGGATTGATACCAATAGGTATTATGGGTACGACGATTTTGATGGCTCTTGGTATGAATACTGGGATATACCGAATGCCCCAATGTGGCAAAAAGTATATTCAAGAGAAGACTTCTCATTTAATCGTGTGCCGCTTAAAGACCTCCGTGCCGCTCTAGCCGACCACGACCGCACCGACTATGTAAGTGATATTCGGAATCATATAGCGCCAACTACAGTGGTGATTGAGAGATGAGTGATTTTGAAAAGTGGTTTAGAAGCCTGAATGCAAATGGGAAAACAGTTTATTTCCTTGGTAATGAGCACAAGGTTTCCGAAATGGCATGGAACCGCCAACAAGCCATCATTGACGACCTGAAAGCCCAGCTCAACAACATGGAGGCTTGTTATATCGAGAAGAAGAAGGAGTTGGAGGGTCAACATAAGAAAGTTGATGAAGTTCTCGAATATCTGGATGGTGAAAGCGCTAACCGCTGGGGTTTATGGAAAGAAAAAGCGGACATGCTTGATCAGGGTGCAAGTAATGCATTTGAGGAAGCGTATTGGATGGCTAAGAAGGTTCTGCGAGGTGAGTCATGAGATCCAATAGGGATGTGGTCGCGGAAATCCAACGCTTAGAGTTGCGAAATGCTGAAATCAACGAGATCACAAAGGATGTAGAGGTCTTATGGGCGTGGAAAGTTGGCAACCCACTGTTTAGGGAGCGAGAGCGTAATTTATTTAAAATTCTTGCGCTTGAATGGGTTTTGCGAGGTGCCAATGACTAATCTCCGTATCACCGCAGCACAGGCACGAAAAGCCGGTATTGGCCCTCGATTTGGTGTGACAGCAAAGTCGGGGAAAAAGAAATCCAATCCAGATCCAATGCCAAAGGTTCCAGCTCACCTGGTCGAAGGGAAAGGATTTAGTGTGATGAATGATGAATTGCTCTGGTGTGAAGTTTTAATCACGCCTCCTTCGGTGAATCACTACTGGATTCGTGGGGCCAACAAGACCAATCGATTAAGTAAGCGTGCAATCCACTTTATTGACGTTATGAAGCGTTTTATTGAGCCAGCAGGGTATCAGGGCAGAGTTCGAGTAAAGATCGAATACGCGCCACCTGATGCGAAAATACGTGACATCGATAACATCGTAAAACCATGCTTCGATGCTTTGTCAAAAGGTGGATTGATTCTGGATGATTCCCAGGTGGATGAATTGCTTGTGAAGCGGTTGCCATCAGAAAAGGGCGGGAAGCTGATTATTCAAGTTGAAAAGTTAAGGGTTTGAGGGAATAGGGATGAATGCGATGGTGAAGACAGAAGTAATGGATTGGACGAAGTACAACATTGATGGGTGGTTGGAACAGTTTGGGGCATGGTGTGAAACTGTTCGTATGAAGGGTGGAGATTTACCGGATGGCTTGCATGTGAACCAGATCTATTGGTTGATTCGTGAGGCCGACAAAACCCCGCGTAACTCGAAGTGCTATATCAAGTGCGAGATCAGTGATTTTGAAGCGGATCAGGTGCAGGATTTACTGAAAGGTATCTTTAACTCTGATGCAGTGGATTACGCAGCTAAGTATGCGGTGATGTGCCTGGTAAAGCATAAGGTGGAGAATCGTAGCTTGAGTGCGGTGGCGACCATGACGAATCAGTCAAAAGGGCAGGTAAATATTATGGTTGGGAATGCTAGATATTTTCTTTATGGTTACAAGAAAAATCTAAGAATTTCATAAATTTAAAGGTGTTTTTGGTATAATAAATAAGCAAGCCTGACAGGTGCTACCAACACCAATCAGGCTCTAATCACATTGAAATTGAGGCTCCAAAATGACTGTGCGCAATAATACTTGCGTGGCGACAGCTATGCAACTTCGTCACCAAAATTTTATGAAACTTCTGGAATTAACCTATGAAGATTTTAATTATGATTTCTCACAGGTTAGGTTTGATAAGGATGTTGATTCACTGGTAAAAATCCATTGCCCTAAGCATGGGTGGATTAACACAAAAGCCAAAAAGCTCTTGGCAGGCAGAGGATGTGTGGAGTGCAATCAAGGTAGTCTTATGGATCAGGGCGCAATGATTTATATCATTCGTTGCTATGATGAGCATGAAGAATTTTACAAGATTGGAGTCACCACAAAGTCAATGGATGTTAGATTTCCTGATAGAAGCAGACTTCCATACGATTACGATGTTTTAACGCTTCAGAATGGCGATAGGAAAAAGCTCTATCGATTTGAAAGCCTATTATTGCGCTTGTTGAGAAAATACAGATACCAACCAAAAAAGAAATTCAACGGCCAAACTGAGTGTTTTAGTAATATCGAGCCAATACGGAAAAAATTTAATATATTTGATGTGTTTGGTATTGACTCGTTTAAACGCGCAGTATAGGATTTCAGGTATAGTGCGCTTGAGTAGTCAGGTTCACTAGCGATTAAGGCTCACCATTGGTGGGCTTTTTTGTTGCCTGAAATAATGCGCCATTAGCTCAACTGGAAAGAGCATGGGTTTTCTATACCAATGGTTGTGGGTTCGAGTCCTACATGGCGTGCCAGATTCTAATTAGGTCGAATTCGCCATAATTAAAACTAAAGCTTAACTCCGGTATAAGCTCCGGTGTAAGGAGAGTCCAATGCTCCAATTCCTAAAGCGCCTATTCTGCTTATTCGGCCTTCATGGTGCGACTGAGATCGATTACACGGTTGATGATGAAGAAATCAAGGTGTGTCGGAATTGTTTGAAAGAAGTTAAATAACAATCACTCAAGCAAAGAGCTGTTTCATAAAGCTGCAATATTTAAGCAATATAGTTGCTCTGCAAAAGAAGAAAGACGTTGTAACGCAAGTCAAGCCCGTTTAATTGGAGAGAGTTAAGCGGGCTTTTTTATTTCAAAATCGCCGGACGTATTACGGCAAACAAAGCCCCTCGCATTCTAGATGTTGAGGGGTTTTTCTTTTCTTATTGGTGGTACCCATGGACATAGTATCTGCACAAAGGGAATTAAAAGAGCATTGCGACCAGATTGATATTTTGCTCAGCCTGTCACGCAGCATGATGACTGCTAAAGAGATGGTGAATGTTGATGAAAAGCTCAAACGACATCGAGAGCGGGCAAGAAACATCAGAATCAATCTCTATGAAGCGCAACCACAAAAGACTCGCAGCAATCAGAAAGCTGCCGTGCATTCGGTGCGGTAATCCACATAGTCAGGCTGCTCATTCAAATTCAAGCCGTGACGGTAAAGGCAGGGGATTGAAGGCCGATGATAGTAAAACCGTTTGCCTATGTCCGACCTGTCACCATCTGTTCGATACTTTCCAATTGGGTAATCGGGCCGAGAGTGAAGCAATGTTTGATCGGTGGCTGGTGAAAGTTGAGCGGATGCTGAATCAAACAGACAAAGAAGTTTTTTAACTGAGCCAAATGGCTCTTTTTTATGTGAGAAGAAAATGTCAAACGAAAAGCAGATTGAACAAGAAATCCAAGACAAAGGCTTAAATGCACCCCGTATAACACCAGATCATATTGATTCAGTTATTCAAAGTGTTCATTACTTTACGGCTGGTGATGGTTATGCAGGTGCGCTCGCATCTTCTGAAGAGTTTAACTCACTGCCTGAGGGTGAGCGATTTATTAATCCACCACAGCAACTTGACCTATTAACCTTCTGCGTAATCGTTTTGAAAAACGGTTTCACGGTTACGGGTGAGTCAGCATGTGCAAGCCCAGAAAACTTCAATGCCAAAATTGGGCAGAAAGTTGCGTATGGAAATGCGCGTGAAAAGATTTGGCAGCTTGAAGGCTACTTGTTGAAAGAAAAGCTATATCAAGCGCAATAACCGCAAGGAGGATAGGAAATGCAAAAAGCCGTGTTTCCTATCCAGAGTCATGTCGACATCACCAAAGCCATTAATTTCATGCATACCCATTACACTCAAGCGATTAATGAGGGTAAGCCGTTAAGAGTGGTGATTGATCAGAAGGAAGATAAGCTTTCAGATGCTCAGCGCAGATTGTATTGGTTATGGATGACGGAGTATGGAAAGCAGCGCGGTTTAGATAAAGAAGAATCAGCAGCATTCTTTAAGTACAAGTATCTATCAATCATTTTTAATCGTGACAATGTTGGCGAATATCCAGAAACATTCAAGGTCATTCGGGATTTAAGAGAATCGCGCAATCCGGGCTATGAGCCATTACGGCAATTTGTATCAAATCGAATGAGTATCACAGAGGCCACGACAAAGCAGATGGCTGAGTTCTTAACTGATATTGAAATGTGGTGCTTGAAAGATGGTGTGAAGCTGACTTGTCCAGATGATCTTAAATATGTGATGGAGTAAAAATATGGCGAACCTAACGCCTAAACAGCAAAGGTTTGTCGAAGAATATCTGATAGACCTGAATGCTACGCAAGCCGCGATTCGTGCGGGTTATAGCGAAAAGACTGCTAATGAGATTGGTGCTGAAAACCTAGCAAAACCTAGTATCGCAAAAGCTATCCAAGACGCACTAAAAGAGCGTTCTGAGCGCGTCCAGATTGATGCTGACTATGTCCTAAAGCGATTGGTCGAAATTGACCAGATGGATGTCTTGGACATCATGGATGATCAGATGAAGATTCGACCTGTTAATGAATGGCCTAAAGTTTGGCGACAGTACGTGGTAAATCTTGAGAATCTTGAACTGAGTGATGGCGAAGGTTGGCTTAAAAAGATCAAATGGCCTGACAAAACCAAGAACCTTGAACTGCTTGGTAAGCATGTCTCTGTAGGTGCATTTAAAGACAAGGTGGAACATTCAGGAAAACTTGAGATTCAGTCTATTTCAGATCTGATGGATGAGCTAAGCAAAGAAGGTTGATAAGGAGGGCATATGCTTAAACCTGAGCATAGAGCAAAACTTATTGATCAGCACTGGCGGCTAAATAATCTCTACTACATCACTGATAAGAACGGCAAGCAAGTCAAGTTTAAGATGACACTTGAGCAGCTTGAGTATTTTGAAAATGAGTGGTCGAGAAACATCATCCTGAAAGCGCGTCAGCTCGGCTTTACGACTGAGATGTGCATCATTCAATTGGATGCTGCACTATTCATGTCGGATAAATGTGCCTTGATTGCACACACCCTACATGATGCTAAACGTCTGTTTCGGGAAAAGGTCAAATACGCTTATGAGAAGTTGCCACATCCATTACGTGCAGCCAATCCATTAAGCATTGAGACTAAAGAAGAGCTTGTATTCTCCAAAGGTGGATCGGTCACAGTTAGTACGTCATTTCGTGGTGGAACACTCAAGCGGTTACATATTTCGGAGTTCGGTAAGATTTGTGCCAAGTATCCCGATAAGGCGCGTGAGATTGTCACTGGTGCTTTTGAGGCGGTTGGCTTAGGTGGAAAGATCACCCTTGAGTCTACTGCTGAGGGCAAGTCGGGTTATTTCTATGACTACTGCCAGACTGCTGAGAAATTGCAACTTCAAGGTAGAACACTTGGCATCCTGGACTGGAAATTCTTTTTCTTCCCATGGTGGAAGAATCATGATTATGCTTTGCCAGTTACAGCTGAGATTCCGCAGCGCCTAAAAGATTACTTTGCTGAACTAAAAGCTAAATACAACATCCATACCACACCAGAGCAGCAGCAATGGTACTGGCAGAAAGAGAAAACGCTTGGTGAAGACATTAAGCGTGAGTATCCATCTATTCCGTCTGAGGCATTTGCTCAATCAGTAGAAGGTGCTTACTACAAGAAGCAATTCAAATTCTTGTACGAGAATGGTCGTATTGGTGAGTTGCCTGATAATTCACATTTAGATGTGATGACCTCCTGGGATTTGGGTGTGTCGGATTCTATGGCGATCTGGTTCATTCGAAAGATTGGTGAAGATCATTATCAGGTGATTGATTACTACGAAAACTCAGGTGAAGGCATGCGTCATTACTTCAAGGTCTTGAAGGATCGCGGCTATACCTATTCAGCGCATTACGCTCCGCATGATATTCAAAACCGCTCATTGATGAACGATGGTAAATCTCGTCTTGATATTGCCAAAGAAGGTTATGAGATTGACGGGGTGAAATATTCAGTTCGTTTCCAGGTGGTTCCCAATATTGGAATCATGGACGGCATTGAATTGGCTCGTGAAATCCTGCCTCGATGTGAGTTTGATGAAACCAAGTGTGAGGAAGGTATTTCTCATCTGGAAAACTACCGCAAAGAGTGGGATGACAAGAAGGGCTGCTGGAAGGATAAACCTCTGCATGACCACACTTCGCATGGTGCCGATGGGTTTAGATATTTTGCTGTGGCGATGAGTAAAAGAGAACGCAAGGTTCAGACACGTAGAATCCGCGGCATGGCTTAAACATTTTGCACCTTTCGGGGTGCTTTTTTATTGGTGTATTTATGGCAGTTACAGATCAACATCCGCAGTATATTGCTGCAAAGAAAAGCTGGCAGGTAATGCAGGATGCTGTAGCCGGTGAAGAAGCTATTAAGTTGGCAACGACCCAATATCTATCAAAATCAGCAGGGATGGTTGAAGCTGAAAAGCAGGGCGATCTAACCGGTGAAATCTATAAGGGCTATGTCTCCCGGGCGCAATATCCTTTATGGGTGCAAGATTCACTACGGACAATGATTGGGCTGGTATCTAAACTGAATCCTGAAATCAATTTGCCTAGTAATCTAATGGCTGGGCTAAGCGAAAACGCCACCAATGATGGATTTGGCTTAAAACAGCTATTTATCCGGGTTGTGCTAGAGCTACTCAAGTATGGTCGCTGCGGCCTTCTGGTTGATGTGGATAGTGACGGGAAGCCATATTTTGCGCTGTATAACGCTCTATCTATTATTAACTGGAAGGAAAATAATGTTGGTGGTCGTCGAGACCTGAACCTAGTGGTGCTTGAGGAGCAATTCGAGAATAGTGAAGATGAATTTAGCCATAGCACTAAGACTGTTCACCGGGTTTTAGGTCTAAAAGATAGATCTTTGAATGTTCGATTATTTGACGGCAGCACTGAGCAGGATAAAACTCCGACACTAGGTAGTAACAGTTTAAGTTTCACGCCTTTTGTATTTTGTGGCACGACAGACAATTCTCCAAGTGTGGGGACTGTACCGCTACTGACTATGGCTAAGGCCGCATTGAAGTATTACCAGTTATCGGCAGATTACTTCCAGTCTTTGCATCACACAGCTCATCCACAACCATGGATTAGTGGCTTGGATGATGACGATGATGTTTCTGTGACAGGTGTAATGGCGGCATGGCTCCTGCCTAAAGAAGCGAAATGCGGATACTTAGAGATTCAAGGAGTTGGTATTGATAAAACCAAAGCTGAAATGGATGCACAGAAAAATGCAGCATTAGAAGCAGGTGCCAAGGTTATTGATACCAATACGCAAGAGTCAGGTGAAGCGCGTCGAGCTAGACAAGAAGATCAGCATGCAAGCTTACATAGCATTGTTATGTGTGCAGCTGAAGCAATCGAGCAGGCAATTAAGTATGCAGCCCAGTGGTTAAAGCTGGACCCATCAAAATATACATTCAGTGTTAAGCCAGAGTTCAGCTCTACCGCATATGACATAGAGTTAGCTAAACAGCTATATGAAGGTGCGATTGCTGGTAAAAACTCATTCCAGACTTATTGGGAATACATTGCGACAGGTAATTTGCCAGAGCATGAGTATAAGGATGAGATGGAACGAGTCGAGCAAGAGAATGCGGGTGCTTTACTAGGTATGAACTATGAACGACCAAATAGCACAACGAGCAATACTTAATGCTTTAAGCCAGCATTCAGCCTATAGCTATCGAGCATCAACCCAAGCTGTAAGTGAGGTTTTAAGCCGATTTTACGGTCTGTCTAATAAGATGGTGTCAGAATTAAGGGAATTGCTCGAAAACCTGTCTGAGGCTGAAAGGATCGCATTGGCGAGTGGTCAATATACAACTGATCAATTGAAAGAGATTCGAAACCTGCTGAATGACCGGTTTAAAGAGATTTTGGTTGAGGTGCCAGAAACCTTTCACCAGTCAGCGGTTAGCATGGCGGTGTATGAAGCATCGTACGTCAGTCAGTTAATGACAGGTGCAGCAGCTTCGGTCAGTGGTGAGCAGCTTTATAAAAAAGCAAAAGCAACTCCATTGGCAGGCGGTCAGCTTATTAATGAAATGTTTGGCTTTGTACTGGATAAGGCTCGAAAGCAGGTTGAATATGCGATTCGTGATGGTATCAATCAGGGCCAAACCAATCAGGAAATTATTACCCGCATCCGTGGCAAGCGAACCAAGGTAGGCAATCAGTACGCTTATGTTGGCGGTATCTGGGATGCGACCAAGGTAGAGATTGAACGCACGGTTCGGACCGCACGAAGTCATGTGGCGAATATTTCATATGACGATACCTGGAAGGCACTTGGATTCACTCATGTGAAATTCGTCAGTACTTTGGATGGTCGTACCTCTAAACAATGCGCATCATTGGATGCCAATGTCTATGACATCAGTAGGGCTTACCCAAAACCGCCACTTCATTATAACTGCCGGTCTGTACTGGTCGGTTGTGATGCTGATGGTGATATTGCCGGTAAGCGTCCTTTTGTAATGGATGAGCGTAAGGTGCGTGATATCCCGAAAGACCAACGCGAGGGGATTATTGGCCAGCTAGATGCAAATACATCGTTTAAAAAGTTCTTCGACCAGACTGATGAGTTTTTCCAAAAGGAATGGCTCGGCCCATCGCGTTACAAGCTCTACAAAGAAGGCAATTACAGCATCGATAAGTTTGTCGATCCGCAAGGTGCTATGTACACGCTGGATGAGTTGAAGGCGCTGGATGCGAAGACGTTTAAGGAGTTGGGGTTATGAGGTCAATAACATCAGTTTTAGACATTAATGAAATTCGCTACATCTTGAGCATGGATCTCATTTTAATTCCATTTCGCGCCAACGCGGTGCGCAGACAAATGATGTGGATGAGTCTTGGTTATTCAGTTAGAAAGCCGGTAGCCCTATGACCACACCTGAGCAACAAATCATTTATGACTTAATTTTAAAGGCTTGGACAAATGAAAGACGTTGAATTAAAGCTTGTTGAAGGCACCAATCAATTTGTACTTGTGGATGCCGAAACCAAACAAGAGATAGGCATTCAGTCAAATGTTAGTGCTGAGTGTAGTGTGGATGGAATGACGATTGTGACTGCAACCTTCCAGATACCACCTAAGAAAAAGACACCTGTTATACGAAGCTCAATTAATCAAAAAGATATTGAGTTGAGCAATCAGCGCAAATAAACCAAATCCAAACCTAGACCCAAACGGGTCTTTTTTTATGCCTGCGCAAAGCTCAGGTATCTCAAATCCGCCAGGCGGTTATTCAAGGAATAAACAATGTCAGACCAAATTGATTTAGAAAATCCAGAAGTTAAAGCAGCCATTCAAAAGGCTGTCGATGAGCAGGTACAGGGTTTAAAAACCAAAAACACCGAGCTGATTCAAGCCAATAAAGATCTTAAAACCGAACTAGGTGGGATTAAGTCTCAGCTAGAAGGTGTAGATCTTACAGCCGTTAAAGAGTTGCTGAATAAAGCTGGTCAGGATGAAGAGTCAAAACTTATTGCCGAGGGCAAGATTGATGAAGTCATCCAGAAACGTACCGAAAAGATGCGACAGGAATATGAGCGCTTAATTTCAACTGAAAAGCAGCGTGCAGACAAAGCCGAAGCTTATGCAAATAAGTTCAAGCAGTCCGTGGTCCAGGGTCAAATTGTACAAGCAGCAGTAGAGCTAGGGGCCTTAAGTGAGGCTACAGCAGATATTGCCTTCTTGGCTCAATCCCAATTCTCTCTAGATGAAAACGGCAAGGCTGTGGCCATCGATGAAAATGGGGAAGTGATTATTGGGAAAGACGGCACCAATCCTCTGTCTCCAAAAGAATGGGTTGAAGGCTTACGTGAGAAGAAAGCTTATTTCTGGCCTAAAGCGAATGGTTCTGGTGCACCTGGTTCGGGTACTCCAAACAAAAAATGGTCTGACTATACAGAAGCAGAGCGAGCCGCTTTAGCTCGTGAAAATCCAAATGCATTTCAGCAATTAGTCAAAACTAAAGGTACTTAAATATGGCTACAACTCAATTATCAGATGTTTTTGTTGGGGATTACTACCAGACACTTGATCCGGTCAACTCTCCAGAGAAAACAGCTGTCTATCAGTCGGGCATCGTTGTAAAAAATGAAGCTCTCGATGCTATTGCTAATAATGGCCAAGGGTCTTCTACGATTGCATACTGGCAAGATCTAGATGCAGATGAAGCGCCTAACCTGTCCAATGATGATCCAGACGATCTGGGTGAAGTTGGTAAAGCAGCTCAAGGTTCAATGCAAGCTCGTACACTGTATCTAAACAAAGGATATGGCGTAGCGGATTTAACAGCCGAACTAGCCAATTCAGAGCCAATGCAGCACATTCGCAACCGCTTCGGTAAATACTGGGAGCGCCAATGGCAGCGTTACTTACTTGGCTCTGCCCGAGGTGTGATTGCTTCCAATATCGCAAATGACGGTGGAGACATGGTCATTGATGCGGGTGCTACCATCTCAGCTGGTGCATTCCAGGATGCGGCATTTACTGCAGGTGATACGGCCGATCAGTTCTCAGCAATGGGTGTTCACTCAGTCGTAATGAACCAGATGGTGAAGCAGGACCTTATTGAATACCTACGAGACTCTGAAGGTCGCATTATCTTGGCCACTTACCTAGGTAAACCAATCTTTATGGATGATGGTTTGACTTACGGCAATGGCCAGTACCTATCTCTGATCTTTGGTGCCGGTGCATTCGGTTACGGTGAGGGTACACCTAAAGTTCCTGTTGAGCTTGAGCGCAAGCCATCTGGTGGTAATGGTGGTGGTGCTGAAATCCTCTGGGAACGTAAGACTTACCTGCTGCAACCTGCAGGTTTCTCTTGGAAGGGTAATACCAGTCCAAACACCTCTCCGACTATTGCGCAGTATGCTAATGCTGCAAACTGGGAGCGTGTATTTGATCGTAAGCAGGTTCCATTTGCTGCGGTTATCTCTGGCACAGCAACACCTTAATAAACATGGCGACTTCGGTCGCCTTTGTTTTGGAGCATAAAGATGAAAGTAGTTTATACAGAAAACATTCCCAAGCATCCCGATCCTGATGTTTGTTATCGAAGCTCATTCTTGGGTGTAATCGGTGGTGTGACTTCAGTTGAAGTAGATGAAGATTTTCCAGATGCCGATCTGGTCGATCAAGCCTATGCATTTCTCGACAATCAACCTAAAAACCAAGCGGTTTCACTGAATGTAGGCATCACTCCTGAGCTTCAGGCCAGCCTTGATGAAGCGAAAGCTGAATGTGAAAAGGTGGTAGCTGAAAATTCTGAATTGACTGAGCAGCTTGATAAAGAACGTGAAGCAGTCAAAAAGCTGGCATCTGAAAATGATGAATTAAAGGCTAAAGTCAAAGAGCTGGAAGCTAAGGCCAAAAAGCTCACTGCTGCAGAAACTAAAGCCGCAAAAGCAGCAGAAGATACGAAAGAAGTGGATCAACCGAAGGGATAAAACAATGAGCTTTGTCACTGAAACAGAAGTGCTGGAAAACGTGCCCGAATTTGCTGGTCAAAGCGCTAGTGACAAGGCTCGTTTGCTCTCCCAAGTAGATGCGTATTTACGATCGCGTAATGTAAAAGAGTATCTTGAACCTAGTCAGGTGCCAAAACCGCTTAAGTTAGCCTCCTACGAGATTATTAGAGGGATTCTGGCGGGTAAGCTTTATCAAGGTAAGGCTGCCACTGTAGTGAGTAAGACCGTATCGGCCCAATCTGGAACCAGCGTTTCCAAAACCTTTGCGGCAGGATCGGAAGATTTAAACACTTATGAGCAATACATCCTTGACTTGATCAAACCCTATACCAAGCGATCTTCAGTGCAGTTTCTAAAAAGGATTTAAGTATGGGTATGAGAGACGAACTCCAGGAAGAACTCGCGGTCGCATTCAATGAAGATCTGGCCGATGCTGTCGATTCATTTACCTGTGAAAAACTGATTTACTCAGGTGAGTTTGATTTTGAAACGCAGACTTACCCCATTGTTGGTGATGAATCCTATTCAGGGCGTGGCGTCCTGTTTGGCTCGTATTTAAAAGATATGGTTAAGCCAATTGATTATCAGGTAACAGACTCTAAGGCCATTGTTCTGCAAAATGAAGTTACTGCGGTACCACAGATTGGTGATGTTTGGGCAACCAGTAAAGGTGATTTTAAAGTCGTGAATATTGGTGCTGATCCAGTAGCAGCGACCTATACGATTCAATTGAGGAAGGTTTAAAAATAACCTATACTCATGATGAGTTTGTAGTTTAAGGGGCAAGAGCCCTGGTTTGGAAAAACGTCAGGTTCTGGATAGTGTTGCTGAAATACGTGTAAATCCTATCCGCCTGAAAAAGCGAGTTCGATCCTCGCCAAACTTAACCCACTTCGGTGGGTTTTTTAATGGGTGGAATTTATGATCAACAATAACTATGTACCCGAATGGCACATCTCACCCTTTGAACACTCGAAATACACTTTGGTTCGCAATCAAGATCAATTCGATCTGTTATTCGATGATGTGACTGACACACAAGAGTTTCTTCATTTGGGTGCGGGTGCTCAGGTTGATTATTACGATGGTGGCAAGCATTGCATTGTTCAGTTGGGTGATTGCAGTGAAAGAACATTGATTGAGGTACATGGGCTTTTATTGCATGAAGCTGTGCATATTTGGCAGCGGATTAAAAAGCTGATGGGTGAGAAAAAGCCTAGCACCGAATTTGAAGCCTATTCAATACAGCGTATTGCTCAGGATCTATTTTCAATGTTTCAGGAGAGTGAAACTGATGGCCTGGGAAGTACATGAAATCCATGACTCAGTTCATGTGATACCTCAAAACGATTTAAAGCCACATGATTTCAATCCTGATTGCAAATGTGGTGTGAAATATGAGGATGGTATCTACGTTCATAACTCTTACGATGAGCGAGAACTGACTGAGAATTTGCCGAGGTGCTAGATGGCCTGGAAAAACAAACCGAGTAATTTTGCGCTTGATGTGGTGAAGAATGCAGACGACCATCTCAAAAAGATCATAGGCGAAACATTACAGCAAGTCGTTGTGCGCTCACCTGTCATGGATGGTGAGTTTCGGGCATCACATAAAGTAACGCTTGATTCACATCAAAACACTTATGAAAAAGGCTATGACCTTTCAGGCAATGAAACGCTACGAGAAGGACTGCAAATAGCATCTACAGCGAAAATAGGCGGTCTTGTATATATCCAGACTAATAGTCCATATGGCCTAGCTTTAGAAAATGGTCACAGTCAACAAGCCCCTAATGGTGTCTATGCGCTTTCATTCCGATACGTTTGTGAGAAATACAGATGATGACCAATACCCAAGCCTTACAAGCAATTCTTGCGCGTGTTGGCACATTCACTGGCATGCCTAAAGCGAATATTCAGTTGGCGAATAATCCACAAGCTGGTGGCAAACCATATGAGCCACCAGCTGGGCAGATCTGGGCGAAGGTCACAGTAAAGAATGCGGGTACGTTTATTTCCGGTATTGGTGATCAGCCTTGCACACGCACACCAGGCATTGTCTTTATCCAGTTATTTGCACCGCTTCATTCAGGAACGCTTGAATTATCCAAACTTGCTGATAAATGGGCCAAACACATGCAGTTCTATAAGTCTGGCGATCTGGAAATGCTTCAGGCTGATATTCTGGATGCTGGGCATTCATCAGCAATCGGCGATCCTTCAACTATGAGCTTTTATCAGTATAATGTGAATGTGTCTTATCGGGTGAATTGAGATGAAAAGCCTAAACCATCGTGAGTCTATAGAGGAAATCAACAGGCAGATTGAGGCGAAGGGATTTTGTTCTGAAGACGACAAGAATGCTTTAAGGTATCATGAGGGTCAGCAGAAAAAGAATGCATTTAAAGAGCTCAAGAGTGAGCTTAGCAAGCCTTTTGTAAAAATACTTGACCGAATCAGTAAGGCTCTATCTTAGAGTATTGAGATTAAATCTATGAACGAATACCAAAAGATGCTCCATGAAATCGAAGCCAAAAAACAAGAATTAGAGCAACGCATTGCGGCAGCAGTTCAGGCGGAAGTATCTAAATGGCAGCAGGAAAACAGCTTACCCATTCGTGAAGTCTACATTGATTTAGAGGACGTCAGTGAAATGGGCAGTCCTAAGCTATATGAAGTTACAGGCGCCTCAGTCGATATAGATTTTAAACCTTAGATTACACACCAAAGTAAAATTCCATTTAAACGAACCTGTCCTTAGCGGCAGGTTTTTTAATAAAAAACTTTCAGTACTCGAAATGGGAAAATTGGATAATTAGCCAATTTTTCAACTGAGAAAATGAGCCTTGCAGCGATGCAGGGCTTTTTTTATGCCTGTTTTCAGGCAAATCACTGGCTAGAACGACGGTTCGAAAAGCGCGTTTCCATGTTCAACGTGCCTGCCAGTTTCTTTTTTTTGAGCATGATCAGGAGAATGCTATGAAGATGGTAGCGCAACCGCAGACTGTATTTTTTCACAATACTCAATTATCAATTGTTGAATGCAACAACCAGCCTTACGTGCCAATGAAATTGGTTGTCGAGAGCATGGGTTTGGATTGGAAGAGCCAGCACAGAAAGCTTGCTTCAAATCCGAGATGGGGTATGGTCAAAATGACCATCCCTTCAAGTGGTGGTATTCAGGAGATGCTTTGTATTCCACTGCGAAAACTATTTGGATGGTTTAATTCAATCAGTGCAAACAAAGTAAAGCCTGAATGCAAAGAGGCTGTCATCAAATACCAAGAAGAATGTGATGATGTGCTCTGGAATCACTGGACAGGCAAATTGAATGCTAGACACAAGGCTTTTGACGAGTTGAATAAAATCGATATGGATGAAAAAATTTCACAGGCAAAAGCCACGTTACACAGTCATGGATTACACCTGCGTAAAGCCGAAAAGAAAACCAACAAGCAGAAGCGTCAAGACTGGATTAATAAAAATACCCTATTGCTTAATTTCGGTGAGGAGGGTCTAGCGTGAATCCAATTACAGACAATGCATACCTCATTTTTGCGTGTAGACAGGTAAGTGATGGTGATGTAGAGGCTGACTTTATTATTGACGGCATTGTGTATGTTGTAGTGGCAGCATCTAAGGCCAATATGCTTAACCTTGCTGAAAAGCAGGAAGAAATAGAAACCAAATTCCCAAAACATAAAATCATTGTGACACAACGACCATTGTTCAACTTAATTGAAACACTGGATCAGCTTGAGCAATTGGAAGCCGCAATGATTGCAGATGGTGATCTGATTGATAGCAAGCCTACCGGTCGAATCGTTGATGCATTCAATTGGAATAAAAAGCATGACGGAGCAAGACAGCGCGGCCACTGCTAAAGAGAAATTTAAAAACCAATGCCACCGAAAGGTGGTTTTTTTATGCCTAAAATTAAGGAGCACACTATGTCATCCAAAGGCACTGATGTAGTTATCTACATTGCAAAAGAAGAGTCACCTAATGTTTTGCCTGCAGTGCCTGTCTGGCATACGTTGCGTCGAAACTCTGACTCATTAAAGAAAACCGTTTCGCTTACCGAATCTGATGAAATTGTAGATTCTCGTTTTGATCAAGGTTCAGTTGCGACCTCGGGTGAAGCGACTGGCACCATTGAGTATGAACTATCGGCTTTAAGCCAAGATATTCTGCTTGAAGGTGCAGCCGGTAATATATTTGTAGAAGATGGTGTAACAGGTGTTGCTACTCTTGAAATTGGTGGCATGGAATTAGATACCTTTACCATTGTAAAGCATGATAAAAAACTAAACTTTATCCAAGTATTCTCAGGTGCCCGAATTGGCGAATTAACCATTCAAGGCGACACCGAAGGCAAAATCACAGGCTCTGCAACAATTAGCGCTACAGGCTACTCAAACCCAGCAACAAGCCCTGTAACTGCACCACTTGCTGCACCTGATACGCCATTCATGTCATCCATTAACGTGAATACATTCAAAATTAATGGCGTGAGTACTGTGGGTACTGCATGTGCTGAGTCGTTCACTATTTCGATTAACAACAACCTAACTGCTCGCCCATGTCTAGGCAATCAGAGCATCATTCCAAACCGCTACACTGAAGGCAAAGTGAATATTGGTCTTAGTGCGACAGTGGTTTTAACTGAGCAATCTAAAGCCTGGATTCCATATGTTGAATCACGCGAAACCATGACTGCCGAAATTGGCATTGAAGATACTCAAGGCAATGCTTACGGGTTCCATTTCTCTAAATTGGAACTCGATAATGATGGCATGTCAGACACCAATGCGACCGACGACCACACGCTGGCTTTAGAGTTTAAGCAGGTCAAAGTGGCACCAACCATCACACGCTCAGTTGCATAACCATAGCCGCCTTCGGGCGGTTTTCTTTTGGAAGATCAAACATGGCTTTAAAAGTAGCAATTCAACAAAGTAAAGAAGTCGCCCTCTGGAAAGAATATAAAGACAGTGAAGGAAATGTTTTAGCAGAGTTCAAGATTCGCGGCTCTGACTACAAGGCATATCGGGTAGCGGTTGAACGTGCACAGAATCAGTTGTCATCGAAAGGCTATGATGTGGCGACTGCGGGTAGTGATGACAAGCTTTATCATGAGCTATTACTTGAGGCTGCTGCATGTCACTTGGTGGCTGACTGGAAAGGCGTGGTCTTTGTTGAAAATGACAAAGAAATTGAACCAGAATGCTCACCTGAGAACGCAAACAAGCTTTTCAATATGGGTGATATTGGCGTGGCAATCTGGGCCTTTGTAAAAGCACAAGCTGACCAGATTCAAACTGAAGCAAACAGCTATCGAGATGAAGTGTTGGGAAAGTTGCAGAACTCTACCGATACCTCAACCAGTACGCAGGACTCAGCGAGCACCAAATAAAGTTGCGTGAAAAGCAGGGGCATGAATTACCTGATCCGCCAGTATATTCATATACAGCCAATGCTTTAATCGAAGCCTATAACGTCATTTCACGTTCACGCAGATATGAGCAAGGCACACCGTTAGCATTGGGTATTGCTGATCTTAACGCTTATTGTGAGCAGTATGAGTTGCCGGTGGAGCGTTATATTTTTAATGCAGTCATCTTTGATCTGGATAACCGTTTTATTGATGAAGCTTACAAGAAGATGAGCAAGAAATCAGCGTGAGTTGGTTTTTGCTCAATCTCACCACTTATAATGCTTAACGCCGATGCAAGAGAACAAAACGTCACAAGAGCTGACGAAACGATGATAATTCGTTATTGACGGTGATGTCACTATCAAATACTATGTCAATATATTATTAATCTAGGTGTTAATATTTAGGCACCCAGTCATATCATATAGGTATAGCATATGAATCTAATTGCAAGAAAAGAGTATCCTGCTTTAGATTATATTTTATGGGATACTGCAGCTGAGCAAATTCCTGCTGAAAGAGCTTTTCATCTTTATGAAAAAAGATGGAAATATATTGATGCTCAACAACTAACTGGCAAAGAAAGAAATCTGATCGATAGATTGACTCAGATCATTGGTCATGGATTATTTTTGGCAGCATAATTTTCATGCTTGAATTTACCCGTCCTCATCATAAATTAATTCAAAAAGCCTTAAGGAATTTTAATTCTGAATACTTAGATGAACATCGAATATTATTTGGTGGAGGTACTAGGATTGCTCTTGAATTAGACGAATACCGTGAATCCATAGACATCGATTTTCTTTGCCCGGATAAAGAGTCTTACCGAGCAGTTCGGGCAGTAGTAACTCCCAATAGCTTGGGTAATATTGTAAAAAGTGAATTTGAGTATCTTCGAGAAATTCGACTTGATCGAGATGGCACGCGCTGCTTTATTCAAATGGAAGGCGTGCCTATTAAGTTGGAATTTGTATCTTTTGCTAATTATGAGATCAAAAAAGACGAGATAAATCAATTTGAAGTTCCCTCTATCGATCATCAATCATGTTACTTAACAAAAATTCTAGCAAATGCAGATCGATATAATGACAGGCCTTATAAAGATATATTTGATCTGCTAACAATGTTTGAAAATTGGGGTGAAATATCAGATGAAACTTGGCACGCTGCAGACAATCATTATAGTTTCAAAGAGGTATTTAGGGGGCTTGAGATTGCTTGTAGTAAAATCCAAGATGATCCTCAGAAATACCTAACAATAGCATGTGATGAGTTGAAAATAGAGTCAATGCGCGCCAATCAGATTGTTTTTGAGGTCAATACCAAATTTGCTGCCTATATTAGGCAGAAAAAAGAATTTTATATAAAGTAAACCAAGCCTCCTCCGGGAGGTTTCTTTTTGAGCGAAGAATTAGTATCTTGTTTGTTGATAATTTTAAAAATCACGGAATTATAATGGCAAACTTAACTATACATGCTGGCGACTTCACAAAGGGTAAGGGCTCAATCACTATATTGGGTGGGGTTTTTACAATTTCTGCACCATGGGCGGCAGGCGATGGTTTTTCTGGTAATGTTCAGTCATTTTCCAGTGTCGAAATTGAAGAGATAACTGTAGCAACTGAAGAAAATGTAAAAAGAATAGGTGGTACGATTGGGTGGGGTGTTGCTGGTGCAGCACTGCTAGGCCCAGTTGGTTTGCTTGCGGGCTTGTTGCTTGGTGGTAAAGGTAAGGATGTCACGTTCATCTTGAAGTTTAAAGATGGGCGAAAAATGCTAGCTACCACTGATAGTAAAACGTTTACTAAGTTAGCAGCCATGGCATTCTAATAAATAATCAGATTAAAAAAGCACCTTAGGGTGTTTTTTTTGGTGCTTATCACATATGAAGTACTCTGCAAATTTGCAGAGGCGATATGAGAATTTGCATATCATGATGCCGGAAAATCAGCATCATATCGGGAGCCTCAAATTGAGGCTCTGGAGGCAAGGCTCAGATGTGAGCATTGACCCTCAACTTGAGGGTCAATGGTAACAGCACTCGGATTGAGGGTCGTTGCTGAGTGATTAGGGTGTTTTCTTTTTAAATATTGGCAATTGGCTTAGGTATCTCTTGTATTGCGATTGCATTAACTTAGTTGCTTCGAGATATAGTTTTTGATCGCCAATAAGATTATCTCCGTGCTGGGCGTGTAGTTGATCTATCGACATTTGACAGGCTTGAACGCTAGCAGTAAAGAATCCCTCCAGGAAGTTATTTACTGCTTTTTCAAACTCTTCTTCTGAGTAACTTTTTGTATTCTCAAAGCTCTGCTCTAAACGCAACTGAGCTTCCGCATTAATGGATCTGCTATTAGTTTTAGCTACCTCTGCGATTCTAAATTTTAATTCAGCGGGTATGCGCAAGTTAAATTGAACTTCATTAGACATGGGTAATCCAAAAATTGTTAGCATTTCATTAGCAAAATATATTGACACAGTGATTTCATTTTTGCTATGTTAGATATTGTTAGCAATTAGCTAATATTTTAATAGTGAGGATTTGCTAATGCAGCAAAACATTACGCAATTAAACGTTCGGGTTCCGCAAGAGATAAAGGATTTTTTGCAAGAAGAGGCGAAGAAAGATGAAAGGTCTTTGAATAGCCATATTGTGAAAATTTTTAAAACTCTTAAAGAGCAATCTAAAGAAGTTAAATCATGAAACTTATAGGCAATAAAAAACCCCTAGCAATCTTGGCGGATGAAGGGGCTTTGAATGTCTCAACTACATCAAATAAGAGAGAATTCGTATGACGAGTTTAGCATTAAGTTTTAACGAAGTAAATTTCACACCTGTTCAGCAGGACAATCAAACATGGATTACTTCACGTGAGCTTGGACAAGCTCTAGGTTATTCGCGTGAAGACGCAGTTAATAAGATTTTTGAGCGTAATTCAGATGAGTTCACAGGGAGTATGGCCCGCAACGTCAAATTGACGTTACAGGGTCAAGCCCGAGAGGTTCGAGTATTTTCTTTACGTGGCTGTCATTTAATAGCGATGCTTTCAAGAACAGCAATTGCCAAACAATTCCGTAAATGGGTTTTGGATGTTTTGGATCGTGAAGTTGTTACTAAGCAGCTTGAGGGTCGCCAATCCATCTCACCGGAACAACAAGCCTTACTTCATGAAATCGTGGCTCGTCGGTCACAAGGTGAACGTAAAATCTTTGCTGAAATGTGGGCGCGTCATAACCGACACTTTAAAATCCCGCGCTATGCAGAGCTTTTAGAGATTCATTTTCCGGAAGCAGTCCATTATCTGGAGACAATGGATCTAAAAGCGAAGGTGGAAAAGCAGGAGGTTAGAGCTTTACCCTATCCGCAAGAGGTTATTCAGGTGGCTCAACAGATCAGCAATGAGTTCAATAACTCGAAATACGACTCATGGCATGTAAGTGCTAGAAATGGCGTGCTGACTGCGATGCCACTACCACCAGGGTTTTACCCAACAATGGATATTGCTGAGTTTACTAAGCGTTTTGATAGTGTGTTGGATTTGCTGTATGGCACTGATACGCTACGAGTAGGGCGGCATTTTCTAAGAGAGCGTAATAGCAAATAAACAAAACCACTCTTCGGAGTGGTTTTTTTGTGCTGGAATTAGTATCTTACCCTGAACAATAAATATTTGGGGTGAGAAGTGGAGCGAAAAATAATAGGGGAGTTGTTTGGAGTTACTATTCATGCGCCCATATTGCGACAAGAAGTAAGAGATGCCGTAAAAAAGCAATTGGAATTTAAGTCTATCTTGCAGCTAGAGCAGGGATTAACCGAAGAACAAGCCTTTCTGGAGGTTGCTGATATTTTTGAGCCTTTCTATTGCGGCCTTTCAGAGAGTGAGAGAATTGCCTTTGAAAAAATCCATAAAGAGGAGATGCATGCGGCACCCCTAGAGTGGTTTAAAGGCGTAGGCTTTAGTGAGGAGTTGGATAATTCAGCCTTTCTCGATACCGGAATAGCAGGAGAGTTATATGGAGTTCAGGTGGTATACCCTTTTACAAGAGGAAATCTAAGAGATATTGTGCAAGCAAGAAGCGAGGCAATGAAGCTTATGTCGAGCGCAAATAATATTAGCTTGTATCAAGCATCTAATGACCTGAGTGATGAGCAGGAGCAATTTATAAAGCGGTTCAATTCTGAAGATCAAGAACGGTTTTTGACAATACTAACAGAAGAAATGGTTGCTCACACAAACGCCTTAAATGATGAAACTAATAGGATTAATCAACAAAACCTAGAGGAAGAAATCGCAAATAACAATCTCACAAGTACTATGGCAGGGATAATCGTATTTTGCTGTCTCATGTTTCTTTTTTTTGTAGTTTTTCGATAAAGATTAGATGAATTAAAACCCGCTCCGGCGGGTTTTTTAATACCAAAAATTTTTAGCTCGCATCTCGCGGGCTTTTTTATTGCCCGCAGGAAAGTGAAATGGCTCAAGAATCTGTATTAAGAATCGTAATTGACTCAAGAAATGCTGAAAGAAATGCGCGTGCGGTTGCCAGCGAGCTGGAAAATCTAACCAAAAAAGGCGATCAAGCAGATGCGCAAATGAATGCCATGTCCGCCTCCATCAAAAGCCTTGTTGGCTATATGGGGGGGATTCTAACCATTAATAAAGCCATTGCTATGGCTGATGGCTATACGCAAATGGCTGCACGTATTCGTAACGCAACTTCTAGTGCAGAAGAATATGCGTTGGTGCAGGAGCGTGTACTTGCTACAGCAAACACCACCTACCGTCAATTAGGTGAGGCACAGGAAGTCTACTTGAGTATGGCTGGCGGCATGAAATCGCTTGGCTACCAGACCACTCAGACACTGGATTTGGTTGATTCACTTTCTTTTAGTTTTACCCATAACGCAACACGCGTAGATCAAGCACAGTCAGCAATGGATGCATTAAGCAAATCCATGGCAAAAGGCAAGATCGATGGTGATGCATGGATTTCGATTGTTACCGGTGCAGACAACATCATTGCCGATATGGCAAAAACTACCGGTAAGTCAGAAGCTGAAATTCGAAAATTAGGCGCTGAAGGTAAAGCATCTTTAAGCGACTTGATTAAGACGCTGATTGCCACTCGTGATGAAAATGAAAAACTTGCCAATAGCATGGAAAACAGTCTGGCAGATGGTTTTACCAAGTTATCCAATGAAGTGACCGTCTACCTAGGAAAAGCCAATGAAGCCACAAGCGCGACTGGCATGTTGGCAGGTGGATTAAGTAGTCTGGCTGAAAATCTGGACGCTGTAGCCAATACTGGTGCGGTACTAGGGATTGGTTACATCACTTCAGCACTATTAACCAAAGGGGCAGCGGTTAAGGCTAGTCTAGTGTTAAGCGCTCAGCGTCAGCTGGCTGATCAGGCTGAGGCAGCTTCACAAGCCCGCCTTGCGGCACTAGAAGTACAGCGAACCCGTCAAGTTACAGCTTTGGCAGCACAAGAAATCCACCTTGCGCGTCAAGAATTAAACTCAGCCACCACTCGGCAGGCACGAGCAGCTGCAACCATGCGCCTCACTCAAGCTGAAATTGCGCACAGTATTGCTACCAAGGAATCAACAGCAGCAGTTATAGCAAACACAACTGCACAAAATGCGCTGAATTCAAGCCGTAGAATTGGCGCAACTATGCTTGGTCTGGTTGGTGGCCCGATAGGAGCTATCACACTGGGTGTGACTGCGCTGGCTGCTGGCTACGCTTACATGAGCTACCGCACATCGGAAGCCAATGCAAAGCTTGAGGAGCAAGGAAAAGTTGCAGAAAAAACGAGTGCTGAGCTTCAGAAACTTACTGGCAATGACAAAAAGAATGCTGTTTCAGATTTAACAGCAGCTTTTAGCGCGCAAAATGAAACTTTGGCGAAATCTAAAGAAGCTGTAGACGCTGTTCTATTTTCTATCCGCGCATCAGCTGTTGAAAATGAAAAAGCCCGAAAGGTCGCCGAAGATGCTCGAAATGGACTAATTAGCTATAACGATGCTATTCGCATGCTTAATGAAATGGAGATCCGGCCAGATCTTTACGACATGCTAAAGAAGCAAGCCAAGGAATATGATGTAAATTCTACAAAGGCCGGAAACTCTCAAAAGGCATTAAAATCACTAGGAATCGAGGTTAAGTTATCGGGAAATTCATTTCAAAATGCTGTCAATCAGATTGATAAACACAGTGAGGCACTCGATAAGAACAAAACTGCTGCTCAAAAGGCTGCTGAAGGTTTAGAGGCTGTAAAAAAGTCCTTATTTGACCGTGAATATGAGGCTTATCTAACCAAAGCCCTGCTTGCTAAGGGTTACTCTGAAGATCAAGTGCGAGTGATGATTGATACTGCCAACTTTGCGCGTAAAGAAGGCATTCAGCTCACCAATGAGATGTATCAGGCAGCGCTAAAAGTCGCAGGCATAGAGGAGCAAAACAAGAAGGTTATTGATTCCCGTAATGCTGCGGAACGCGAGCGCACCAAGGAGCTTGAGAAACAGCAGAAGGTTTTAACTGCAAGCTCAAAAGTTCAAGCCAATGCAGCCAAGTATAACTTTGCCGGTCTTGAATCCAAGTACGGACTGCCAAGTGGCACATTATCAGCTATTCATGCGATTGAAACTGGTAATACTGGTAAATCCAATCAGGTGAATAAACAGACTGGTGCCACTGGTGGCTTTCAGTTTCTTGCCGGTACAGCTAAGCAATACGGTGTAAAAGACCGTACAGATTTAGCTCAATCTGCCGAAGGTGCTGCAAAGTACATGTCATATCTCTTAAAACTCTTTAAAGGGGATTTAGAGAAGGCTGTACGTGCTTATCATGCTGGCGAAGGGAATGTCCAGAAGGGTAAGAATATTGGCAAGTACAATAATGATTACTGGCAAAAATTCAAAGGCTATACCGCTGGAGTAAATGGATTTACAGCTGGCGATGTAGGCTCTAAAGAATGGGAAAAACTGCTTGAAGAGGCTGCCAAAATGGCAGAGCAGCAAGCAGAGCTTCGCAAAAACCTAGAGCTGAATGTTGCTAGTGAAGTAACTCGTATTCGCTCAAAACTAGCGGATGATTTGCAGGAGATCGACAAGGCCGGCTATTCACCTGAACGCGCCAAAGAACTCAGGGCTGAATACCAAGCTCGCGCTGATAATGAGATTGCAATTGCTGAATACGCTTTAAAAACCAAGCTTGATGATTACGGTGCATTCAAAAAGACTGAATCTCAATTACTGGAAGATAGTTTTAATGAGCGGAAATTCTATGCTGCACGCGATTTAGAGCTAACCAAGGATCAGCGTGATAAAGCAGTTGCCTTGCTTGATGAGCAGTTGAAGCAGGAGCAGGCTTTGTTGATGCTGGCTCAAGAGACTCGCTTATTTCAGTTACGTGAAGCTCTTATGTCCGAAACCGCAGCTATGCAAGAGCGGTATCGCTTGGAGCGTGAGCAGATTCTTCTAAACTCAAAGTTAAGCCAAGAGCAAAAACTGCGTGAAATTGCCTTAAGTAAAGCCTTGCAAGAAGAAGAAAATCGTAGACGTTTAAATAATGCAGTTCAGCAATGGGGTAGCATCCAAGCTGAAATGAACGGCACTGGTGATCAATATCGCTTAGAGCAAGAGCGATTTAGTCGATATGACGCATCTCAGGACGTGTTTGATGCACAAATGAGTCAGGTAGATCAGGCTGCTCAAGATCCTAACGCTAATATTCAAGAGATTGCAGCTCAGCGTGAAGCGATTTGGCAGGCGCATCACGACCGGATGACAGCTATTGAATCCGATTATCAGGCTTCGTCTTATAGTCTTCAACTTGGTTATGGTCAACAAGTAACAGGCGCGCTTTCAGGAATGTTCGGTGCGATGCTAGGTGAGTCATCATCCGCATATCGTGCTTTATATACGGCACAGCAATCATTTGCTCTTGCTCAGGCAGGCATGAACGTCTGGAAGTCTGCATCAGATGCTTATGCAAATGAACCGGGTACGGTGTGGCAAAAGATTGGTGCCGCAGCAAAAGCAACACTGGATCAAGGTACATTTGTAGCAATGATTCAAGCAGCCACCCCCAAAGGCTTCGCCAACGGTGGCTACACAGGCCACGGTGGTAAATACGAGCCAGCAGGCGTCGTCCATAAAGGTGAAGGTGTTTTAACTCAAGAAGAAATCAAGGCTATAGGCGGTCCGCAAGGCTTTGAGGATTTGCGAAAGTCGATTCGTCGAGGTTACTCGGCAGGTGGGCTGGTTGCAGATACTCACCGTGTTGGTATGGGTGCTGTGAGTGCGATTAATTCGGGTGGGGGTAATAGCTCTAGCTCTGGCGGGGATGTTTATTACACGCAAACCATTCATATTGCGTCTGATGGATCTGCAACCAGTGAATCTGATGCAAAGCAATTAGGGAAAATGATGGAAAATATGACTCTGGCTGTGATTCGCAGAGAGCAACGGCAGGGGGGATTGTTGGCGAAGTAGATTATTCCACCAATTTCAAGTACAAAAAGAACTCCTACTTTTAAGGAGTTTTATTTTGACTGAAAGAAATGGCTACTATGCCGAACAAAATGTAAATGCTATGGCGCATGCTATTCAAGAGTTTAAACCTAATATTTATGATGGGTTTGAATTCTTTGGAGAGTGTATTGGGAAAAAACCTAGCTGGAAGCGGGTGGGTGAAGAGGTTGAGTTTTCTATCGATGGGCATGCATTCCAAGTGCACACTCATGACATAAACCTCGATCCAATTAGAGATGTATTGCAAAAGATATTTTACGAAACTTATTTTAAATATCAAATTTAATTCATTTAGATAAAACAAAACCTCGCTATATGCGGGGTTTTGTTTTATGGGAGACATCATGAAAGCTATTCAATTTAAAAAAACAGACTGCCCTGTATCTGGCATGAGTGACAAAGAAGTCATGAGAGAATTCGGTGGAATCTTTGAATTCGAGGGTCGCGGGTATGGCGAAAGAATTACCACCTTCAAGCCTGCAAACGGACAGGAAAAATTAGTTCGGCTGGGCGACTGGATCCTAGAAATTGATGGTGTGATTGTTGTACTCAATAACGAAGAATATCAGCTTCTTCAATCCGAACAAAAACTAAAAGAAATCAAAGATCGAATCGATGGTGAAGTAAAGCAGCATCAGCACCGTGTTCGAGTGGGTATCGTTAAGCCACAGGCTGAACCATCTAAAGACCTTGGCCAAATGATCAGTGATTCAATTAAGTCTGCAATCAAGAAAGATCAGCAACGAGGCGGATTACTTGCCGGCAACAAGTTTTCAGAAGGTGGCTTCACAAAAGATACGCGACCAATTATTTCAATAAATATTGAATGGCCGAAGTTATGAGCAACCAAAAATTTACATGGTGCAATGACCTAGATGGAAACTCCCAAACTTCAAGCTTTAAAGTCCTTCAGTCCAGTTTTGGCGATGGGTATACACAGCGAACCAGCGTCGGGATTAACAACCGGTCATCCACATGGGCATATAAGAAAACTGGCAAAAAGGCTTTGATACAAGAGATCAAGGCCTTTTTTGATGCACATAAAGGTGCTGATTCATTCCTTTGGGATTCACCTTTGGATGGCGAGGTTCGTGTCGTAGCAGGGGATTATATGCCAGTCAGTTTGGGCGGTAGCATCTGGTCCATCTCCACTACATTCACCCAAGACTTTAAACCTTAACTTCAATCAACTTTATGCCCTCAATCGAGGGCTTTTTTGTGGGCGTAAATTATGGCTAAGCAAACAATTAATCCAGGCACAGCACCAACTGGCGCAGGTGGTGACACGTTCCGTTCAGGTTCGGCGAAACTTCAGGCGAATGATGATGAAATCTACAGTCAGTTGGGCGCAACAGCTCAAGGAGTATTGCCTGCTGCACTTCCAGTAAATAAGGGCGGAACAGGTGCAACGACAGCCGCAGCGGCGCGTGCAGCTTTAGGTCTAGGTGAGGCAGCAACTAGAAATACTGGGACAGCCACTGGAAATGTGATGGAGGTAGGGGCGTTTGGGTTGGGTAAGGAAGTGGTTTCAATTCCGATGCCAGCGGATAGCAATTTATTGGGCTGTGGTTTCTATTATTTCGGTGAAAGTAATCCACCCTCAGAATCTTCTTGGTTGCAAGTGTCTAAGAATATGTTTGTAATACGTGCTAGGTATTCAAATATTCCAAAAGGTTTTGAAATAGGAAACAAACCATATAGTAATGAATTTTATCTTAGATCAAGTTCAGTACCACTGGATGCGAAACTTTGGAATCCACCAGTAGCTATAAGACATACAGGGAATACCGTTACAGATGCAAATGGCTTTATTAAGAATGCTTCGCCAATCGTTCAGCTTTTCGCAGACAAAATAGAGCTAAATGATGAAGCACGACAGCAGAATATTGAGTTTGAAAAATTAGGTGTAGGTGATTATTTAGTCAAGGGTAGCAGTGGCTTTGCGCAAGAGGGCTGGTATATCGAAACCCCTAAAGATGCTAATGGCAATCTGCTAGTCGCAGTTGTTTATGAGCAACTTGCAAATGGCGATATTAGCGTTAAGACCTTTGATTACATGCTTAACAATAAAGGGCGTATTGTGGCTGACATTGAAGCGCCTTTGGATATTACCGAAAACCGTTGGATTGACTTGCGTTTGCAAGAGTTGCCACAACCTGAAATTGAGGTGACTGATGACCCTGAACAGTGACTTTCAGAAGCTCTATGTTGATGGTCTGATTACGCTATTTGAACTGGATGCTCGCGCTTTAGGTGCGGGCATTTTGCGTTTTCATGGTCATATTTCTTATGAAGATTGGGTGCGCATTTATACATCCATCGGCTCAAGTGAATTAATCGGCGCAGATACAGGCTCAATTGGTAAAGTCTATGATTTGAGCAATGAAAAGACATGGTATCGCAACATCATCTGGCAAGGTCAGACTTTCGAGCCGATGGCGCTTGAGGTATCTGGTTTAGAGATGCGTTCCGATGGCAAAGCCTCTGCACCCACATTTAGCATGGCAAACAATATTGGCGGCATTCAGGGCGCTGTATCAGCTTACTGTTTACAGTTTGGTGATTTTGCAGGTGCAAAGCTCAAGGTCATTACCACACTAGCCAAGTATTTAGATGCTGAAAACTTTGGTGATGGCAACTCCTCTGCATCAAATGAAGCCAAAGAGCAGCTTTGGTATATCGAGCAAAAGACCTCAGAAAATGCCCAAGCAGTCACTTTTGAGTTATCAAACCCGATTGATTTTGAAGGTTTAAAAATACCGGTTCGACAGATTTCCAGTTATTGCCATTGGTGCGCAATGGGCGATTATCGTGGCGAAGAATGTCAGTATACAGGCGCGGCAATGTTTACCGATAAAGACGAGCCAACAGACAATCCTGCACTAGATCGCTGCTCTGGCCGACTGTCTTCATGTCGTATTCGCAACAATGAAATCCGCTTTGGCGGCTTTCCGGCGTCGAGTTTAATGTGATGAAACTAACCGCAAAACTTAAAAAAGCAATCCAGGCGCATGCTGCTGAAGTTTATCCAGGCGAGTGTTGCGGTGTGATTGTAAGTAAAGAATACATCCCATGTCGCAATATTTCAGACAACAAAGATCAGTTTGAAATTCATCACGAGGATTTAGCCAAAGCTGAAGATCTGGGCGAAATTCAGGCTTATGTGCATTCACATCCAAATGCTTCAGCACGTGCATCTGAAATTGATTTAATTCAGATTGAGTTACATGAAAAGCCCTGGGTCATCTGTGCTTATCCTGATATTGAGTTTCAAGTGTATGAGCCATGCGGATATAAAGCGCCTTTAGTCGGCCGCAACTATATTCACGGCATTCAAGACTGTTATGCCATTGTTCGTGATTTTTATCAGCGCGAGCTTGGCATTAAGCTAATCGATTTTGAACGTCATGATCGGTGGTGGGAGTCTAAAGAGAATAAATCTCTGTATCTGGATGGCTTTGGTGAAGCGGGTTTTATTGAAGTCGATCAGCCGCAATATGGGGATGTGCTGTTATGCCGAGTCGGACGTACCGAGCATGTCAATCATGCGGTGATTTGGTTAGGCGATCAGACCGAATTGAAGTCCGAGCAAACAGAATCATGTGTCGGCTCATCAATCATTTTACATCATCCGTATGGCCGTAAATCTGTACGTGAAATCTTTGGTCCACAGTGGCAGGAGCGAGTTGCAAAGGTGGTTCGGCATAGGGAGTTAAAGTATGAACTTTAAAGGGCTGCGTCAAAGAATTCACGAAAAGCAGAAAGAACTGAATGATCTACTTAACGCTTTAAATGAGCAACTTGCTTTAGAGCAGGGAGATTACAGTGGGTTATCAATACCTCACGATGCAACACATTACCGAGTTGTGAATTGTAAAGTGGAATATATTAGGAAATGTCCTTATCGAGACGATTGGGATATTTGGCTAGATTCAACCAACAGCTGGCTTGGAACCTTCTGGAAGAGAGTAGAAGTAGGAAAAGATGTAAAGCTATTAATCGCCAAATAAGGCGGTTTTTTATTGCATGGAGAAAAGTGAATCATGCTTAAAACAATTAAGTTATACGGCATCCTAGCCAAGAAGTTTGGTAAAGAATTTCACCTGGCTGTCGATAATACCCGCGAAGCCATGCGTGCTTTATGTGTGCAAGTGCCGGGCTTTGAAAACTTTATGCTACATGCACATGAACAAGGCTTGGAGTTTGCTGTATTCCAGGATAAGCAGAACATCTCAGAAACTGAACTCGACATGAGCACCAGTGCCAAAGTGATCAAGGTGGTACCTAAAGTTAAAGGTGCAGGCGGTGCTTTTCAAACCATTATTGGTGCTGTATTGGTAGTGGTGGGTGCTGTGATGGTTTTTACTGGCGTTGGTGCACCTATTGGTACAGCATTGATAGGTGCTGGTATTGGCATGATGGTTGGTGGTATTGCCATGATGCTTATGCCCAAGATTGAAAATCAGGATCAAAACCAAGATGGCAACAAGGCCAATAAAGGCTTTGGTGGTGCAGTTACAACAGTAGCACAGGGCAATCCGGTGCCAGTACTTTACGGTCAGCGTGAAGTCGGTGGCTTCATTGCAAGCGCAGGACAGTATCCAGAAGATTTAATGTAAATAACCAGAATATACAGGCGCAATAAGCGCCTTTTTTATTGTCTAGGGAAAAGTATGAACGCAGTAATTAAAGGCGCAAAAGCAGGGCAAGGCAAATCAAGAAAGCCAGTGATTGCGCCAGACTCAGCTCAGTCTATCACTCGCGCCAAAATTAAATATGGCTTGTCTGAAGGTGAAGTTGAAGGTCTAGCCAATGGCTTGCAATCAGTCTATCTGGATGATACACCTTTGCAAAACCCGGCTGGTGGCTGGAACTTCGAGAGAGTTCAGGCTGATTTCCGATACGGCACCAATGATCAGACTCATATCGAAGGCTTTCCGGATATTTCTTCTGAGAGTGCAGTGGGCGTTGAGTTGAAATCCGACTCCCCTTGGGTTCGAGCTATCTCCAATACCGACCTTGATGCTGTGTCAATTCGTTTTAGATGGGGGCCGTTACGCCAACAGAATGCTGAAAATGGTGATGTAAAAGGCATTGTGATTCAGTATGCGATTGATTTGCAGACTGATGGCGGCACATGGACTGAGGTTTTAAATACTCAGATTGCTGACAAAACATCGAATGATTATAAGCGTCAACATACTATTCAACTACCCCAAGCAGATACTGGCTGGACGATCCGTGTCCGCAGAATCACACCGAACTCAACATCAGAATATATCAGTGACAAGATGTACGTTGATGCACTGACTGAAGTGATTGATCTCAAGCTCAGCTATCCAAATACAGCTTTGCTTGGCCTTCAATATGATGCCGAAACCTTTTCTAATGTGGCAAAAGTCGCGGTTGATTTAAAAGGTATCAAGCTTCAGGTTCCATCAAATTACGATCCAGTGGCACGTACTTATGCAGGCATGTGGGATGGTACATTTAAACGCGCTTATACCAATAACCCAGCGTGGATTTATTACGACATTTGCACTTCAAAACGCTATGCATTAGGCGACCGCTTAACGTCTGCAATGCTGGATAAATGGTCTTTATATCGCCTTGCACAGTATTGCGACCAAATGGTGGATGATGGCAAAGGCGGAAAAGAGCCACGTTTTACTTGTAATGTATATCTGCAATCAACTGAAGATGCTTATGTAATTTTAAGTAAACTCGCTGGCGTATTCCGTGCGATCTCCTATTGGGATGGCAATTCCATTGTTTGTGATGCTGATATTCCACAGGACACTTATTTTACTTACACACGCGCCAATGTGATTGATGGTCTGTTTGAGTACACAGGCACACGTGCGCGTGATCGACACACTGTTGCAAAAGTGGCTTGGGATAACCCCGCAAATCACTACAAGACCGAATATGTCTATGTGCGTGATGAAGCAGCTATTGCAAAGCTCGGTGTACGTATTGCTGAAATTGATGCATGGGGCTGCACATCAGAAGGGCAGGCACAGCGTGCTGGATTGTGGGCTTTAAAATCCGAGCAGCTAGAAACTCGCACCGTTTCTTTTAAAGTTGGTTTGGATGGTTATATTCCACAGCCGGGCCGTGTCATTGAAATCGCAGATGAATTATTTGCTGGCCGGGCTAATGGTGGGCGTATCTCTAAAGTTTCTGCAAACTTGCGCACCATTACTTTAGATCGTGATGATGTGGTGTGTCGTGCAGGCGATCGGCTTGTTGTAAATGGTGAAGATGGCAAGGCTCAGGCTCGTATCGTATCATCCGTCAGTGGTCGTAATATTACAGTGACTATGGCTTTTGATTCGGCGGCTGCTGAAAATGTCTGGGCAGTTGATGCGCAAGATTTGAAAACCATGAAGTTTCGCGTCATGAGTATTACTCAGGATGATAAACATCAGTTTTCAATTACAGGTCTGCAATATGAGTCAGCCAAATATGATGCAATCGATTTTGGCGCTTTTATTGATGAGCGTCCGATTTCCATCATCAATCCGACTATTCAGGTGCCAGTAGAGTCTGTATCAATCTCATCTGAAAGCATGGTGCAGCAGGGCTTATCTATTGAAACTATGGTTATCTCATGGCCACAGGCACAAGGTGCAACCAAGTACCAGGTGGAATGGCGAAAGGATGATGGTTCATGGATTAAATTACCAATTACAGGTAGTAATTCGGTAGAAGTGCAGGGCATTTATTCTGGAAACTATGAAGCCCGTGTGACAGCAATTTCTGCTTTTGACGTTGCTTCCTTGCCAACTTATTCCATGTTGACAGCATTATCAGGCAAGCAGGGCTTACCGCCAGCTTTAGCAAATATATCCGCAACAGGAATTCTATTTGGGTATCGCCTGAACTGGAATTTTCCTGCGGTTGGCGCACTTGATACCGCTTATACGGAAATTGAAATCTCAAGCACATCAAACGGTGCTAATGCCGCACAGCTTGGTTTATTTGCTTATCCAACAGATACGCACGAAATTCAGGGAATGCAGCCAAATTTAACACGCTGGTTCCGTGGTCGCCTGATTGACCGAATTGGTAATATTGGTCCATGGTCTGAGCGTGTAAGTGCGACTACATCTGCGGATGCGTCCGCTGTACTCGATATTTTGTCGGGGAAAATTACAGAGCTTCAACTGCACCAAGACTTGCAAACCAAGATCGATAAGATCGATACGATTGCAGGGCTTGATGGTGATGTCGGCAATTTGATTGACAATATTACCGCAGTTCAAACTAACGTTGATCAACTTAATGACGCATTTTCAGTGGAGAGACAGGAGCGAATTGAATCAATTGAAAATCTGAGTGATGGTCTATCGCAAGAAGTCGCAGACCGCCAAGCAGCAATCAATCAAGAAATAACGAATCGCAATACAGCTATTAGTGCTGAAACCAGCGCTAGAAATGCTGCAATTCTGCAAGAAGCCAATGCAAGAGCAACTGCAATTTCTACCGAGAAAACTGAACGAGTCTCTGCTGATAACAGCCTGAGCAGTCGCATTGATACAGTGAGTGCGAGTGCTGGAAATAACGCAGCAGCGATTCAGCAAGAAGCGACAGCAAGAGCAAGCGCAGATTCTGCGATAAGTAATAGAATTGATTCAGTCTTAGCTGAGGTAGATGAAAACACTGCTGCAATTAATCAGGAAGCAATTGCGCGTGCTGATGCCGATTCTGCAAATGCATCACTAATTGAAACAGTACGTGCTGAATCGAATCAGAGTAATCAAGACCTTCGAGCCCTGGTTGTTGATGAAAGTAATGCTCGAGTTGATGCTGATAGAATATTGGCCGAGCGCATCACTGGTGTTGAAGTCATCACAAATCCAGATATGATCGGCTCTACTGATGATTTAATTGGTAGTGAATCTGGAAATGCGGGGGTATGGTCGATTCTGTCTGCAGTGCAAGAAGGTGATTTATTTCAAGCGCAGCGCACAGATCTATTGACTGTATCAGTAAATAATAATGCTGCAAATATTTTAACTGAACAGACAGCTCGTGTAGGTGCTGATGATGCATTGTCTGAACGCATTGATTCATTAAATGTTGAATTTAGCGGAAATACAGCATCAATTAATCAAAAGTTGCAATCACTTGCAGATGCTGATCAAGCTTTAGCTAGTGATATTTCTGGTATGAATGCGCGTGTTGGTGCTAATGAAGCGAATATTATTTCTGAATCACAAGCGCGTTCGACTGGTGATGCTGCTAATGCACAAGCATTAATAGATTATCGATCTATAAATGATACAGCTTTAGCGAATGTGCGTCAGACTGCTGAAAGTGCAGTGACTGCAACTTCAGCGAATACGCAAGCAGTGCAAGCCTTAGATAGTCGTGTGACAGTTGCCGAAGGCAATGCAAATACCGCAAAAACCAATGCAGCTACCGCATTAACCAAAGCTGAAACCGCAACGACTCAGGCTGGATCGGCAGCAAGTCTAGCCAGTCAGGCGAGTGCAATTGCAAATCAGGCAGCCGATACAGCAGACACAGCAAATCAAACCGCTGCAACTGCGCTGTCTACTGCGAATGTTGCCGCAACACAATCGGGTGCGAACGCAACACGACTTGATGCGATTACTCTGGAGCTGGGTGATAAGGCTAGTACAGGTGCTTTGTCTCAAACCGATGCAAAAGTGGCTGAACATGAGGGAAAAATCAGCGCCAATACAACCAAAATTGATGGTGTATACGCACAAGTCAATCCAAAGTTAATTGGCTCAACTGAAGACCTGATTGGCTCAGCCGAAGGCTTTGCAGGTACATGGACTTTGCAATCAGCAATGATTGAAAATGATATGGCTTTGAGTCAGCGCATCGATACCACAATTGCACAGATTGGAGATAATACAGCGCTTATTCAGGCTGAAGCTATTGCTAGAGCTAATGCAGATTCCGCATTGGGGCAGCGAGTTGATACCTTGCAGGCTCAGGTGGGTAGCGACCTACAGCAAAACTTGGCAACCATTCGCTCAGAAATGAGAGTTTTAGCTGATGCAGATTCCGCCTTATCGTCACGAGTTGACACAGTTCAATCAGCCACTGCTACAGCTCAAACTACTGCTGACCAAGCTATTTTAGATGCGCAATCTAAATCAGCAGCAGCGGAGGCGGCAGCAAAAACTTATGCAGAAGCGAAGGCAAAAGCCGAAGCAGATGCAGCAAAAGCAGCGGCTTCAAATGATGCAACCGCTAAAGCTAATGCAGCTGAATCAGCAGCAAAAGCAGCAGCAGCACTAGATGCCAAAAATAAAGCGGATGCAGCAGAAGCGGCAGCCAAGGCTGTAGCCAACGCAGCCCAGGCTACAGCAAATGATGCACTTGGTAAGGCCAATACTGCGACGCAAAACATCGCGACAGTGCAAAACCAAGTCAATACCTTAACTACACAGCAAGGGGCTACAGCAACACAAGTTGGCACCATTCAAACTACTGTAGGTCAAAACACCGCATCAATTCAGGAGGTATCTCAATCAGTCAATGGCTTGTATGCCCAGAAGTACATCAAGTTGGATGTGAATGGCAAGGTGGCAGGTTGGGGCGGGGCGAACGATGGCAAGGAATCGAATTTCATTATGAACTTTGATTCTTTCGCGATTGGTTCAGGGAATAGCACCGGTTACTACCCATTCATTTTCCGCAGCACACCTTACATCGACCCAAACACAGGCACAGTCTTTCCGGTGGGTGCTTACTTGAAAACTGCGTTTATGGATTATGCATCTGTAGATACAGCTCACATTAAGCAATTGGCTGTGAAGTCTGCGCAGATTGATGATCTAGCAGTAACGCGAGGTAAGATTGCAGATTTGGCGGTTAATACCTTAAAAATCCAAGATGAAGCTGTAACCGTTCCAGTGGGGGTAACTAATACAACAGTTCATTCTTATAACGGCACCCACGAAACTACCGACGAGACCTCAATACAAACATGGGCAGACGGTTTTGGTCAACTTATAGCGGTTAGCATGAATAGGGCTGGTGGTAAATGTCGGGTAGATGGGTCAATAACGCTTGAGCCATGTGGGATTTACGCGGAGCAAGGAGGAACCGTAAATAGCAATATATTTAGTTATTGTAATTTAATCTTAATCCTCTATAGAAACAATTTGGAAATAAAAAGGTTTTACTTTCCCGCCAACAAATCAGGCACAACGTCAAATTCATACTTAGATTTCGGCGGTATTTATAATATTGTTGCCTACATCGATGGACCCATGTCTGGTTTATGTACCTACTCAATTAAAGCTGCGTTTGGCAGGATACCATCCGCTCCAGCCGGGGTAATGGCAAAAAAAGCCAGCACGTCACCAATCCCAACTTTTAGAGAAAAAAATCTAAGTATTTTGGAGCTTAAAAAATGACCACAATCATCTCGAGATCTGGTGAGCCACTTTTTACGATTCAAGCTAGTGATGAGATCGTGATACTAAATACTCCGGTAGATTGTCTTGCGGTTGAAGACCCTCCTGAGCCAAATATGTACTACAAGGATGGCTGGGTGGCAATGCCTGCTCAACCATCCCCGTACCACATATTTAATTACGATCTAAAGGATTGGATTGATCCGCGCACCCTAGACGAAATCAAGGCTCAGAAATGGGCTGAGATTAAATCTGGGCGCGATCTACTTGAATTTGGAGGCTTTGAGTTTGAAGGCAGTGCTTATGATTCAGATCAAGTTTCACAAAGCCGGATCATGGGCGCAGCGGTTGCGGGTGTGGATCAGACGTGGACTCTAGCAGATAACAGCACGGTTGATTTAAGCGCATCACAACTACAGCAACTCTATGCAGCATTGCAAGCTCACATTGCAAGCGTTCACGAAAGAGGGCGTATTGCAAGACAGTTAATCTTTGAAGCTGAAACCAGAGAACAGGTTGAAGCAATTAATTTATAGCACCTTCGGGTGCTTTTTTAATGTCAAAAAATAGGGGGAATCATGCAAGAGCATGAAAAAACATTTTGGATGCTTGTCGTGATCGGGGCTGTCATCGGCCTGTCCAAACTTCTTGTATCTGAGGAAAGACTAACTGTTCGACTTGTTTTGGGTCGGACTATTTTGGGATCAGCTTCATCCGTTTTGGCTGGTGGGGTTTTATTACAAATTCCCGATATTCACCCCCTGGCTTTGATTGCAATTGCATCAGCTCTGGGAATTCTTGGAAGTACATTTATCGAAAACTGGCTTAAAAATAAGGCTGCGAATTGGAGTGTCAAATGAAATTAATTGAACAAAGTGCCTGGAAGTATCTTTCTGTGAAGCTCCCAATTTTGGGAGCTTTTTTATTGCTTGTCGTTATTCCAGCATTGCAATGGGCGATGGACTTTAAAGTGATCCCTGTTGAGTACCATGCATTTATCACAGGGTCGGTCATGGTGTTTTTATCCTGGCTTGGCAAGAAGATTTATCAACCAAAACTGCATCAACATCTTGGCCTCGCCACCATTACAGCCGGTCATAGCAATACTGACCCAGGTGCAGTAAACGGCAAAATTAAAGAAGCGGATTTGGTGACTAACTTCCGAAATGCAGTGACTCATTATTTGCGTGAGGCAGGGCTTCAAGTCAAAACGGATGGCACTGGCACCAAGAACGACCCATTGTCTGCTGCGGTAAAATTAATTCAAGGCTCAAGTGTGGCAGTCGAATTCCACATGAATGCTGCAACATCAAAACAGGCAAATGGTGTGGAAACGATTGCCCTGCCAAAAGACAAGAAACTTGCACAAGACTTATCTAAAGCTGTAGCAGATGCTCTTGGCAGTCGATTACGCGGTGACAACGGTTGGATTGATCAGTCTAAATCAGTACGTGGCCGTTTAGCGTACGTGAATGCTGGCGGCTTGATTGTAGAGCTTGGTTTTATTTCCAATGAAGACGAACTCGCTAGATTCAATGCGCGTTACTGGCTGGCCGCTAAAGCTGTGGCCAAAGTATTGATCGATTATGAAAGTCGTAATTAAGGCTTTATTGCTGTGCATCCTCTTATCGGGCTGCACAGCCCATTCAATTACGACGAATGTGAATGTAGGGATATGTGTGAAGGCTCTTTAAAGGGCCTTAATCCAGTCTATTCGCAATCTCTGATGCAGTTGCATTGTAATAAATCATCAGGCTTCTTAAATCCTTATGTCCAATCATCCGCGCCAAATCCAATACTTCCAATTTCTGAGCAAGCCTTGTGCATGCTTCATGTCTTGAGTCGTGAAAGTGCAAATCTTCAATTTCGCACTTATCCCGCAACTTCCTCCAAAGTGTATCAAAACTAGAGTCTTTCACCGTAAAAACCTGATGACTACCAACACCTTTCATAAGCTCAAGCAGTTCGACAGCACGCTTTGATAAAGGTACATGTCGTTTGGTGCCATTCTTGGTTTCATTCAAAGTCACATATCTATTCTTTAAATAAACCCGGTCCCAAGTCAGGCCGCGGATCTCACCAGCACGCATTGCAGTTTCAATCGCCAACAGGAAAGCAATCATAATTTGCTGTGTAGAATTCTCAGGTGCCCGATCATCAAACTCAGCAGCCAGACAAAGCCTATAAATCTCATCCTCTGATATACGTCTATCCCGATGTGCTGGCGGTGGTGGCATCTTTAAATCACTCATAGGTGAATCATAAACCCACTTCCATTCCGTGCGTGCAACAGTGAATAGGGCAGATAGAATATTACCTTCACGTCGTACCGATGCTGGCTTGACTGTTTTTAATCTGGTATCGCGCCACACCACAAAATCATCAGTCGTAATTTTGGCAATATGCTTTTTTGCAATCTTTGGGAAGTTTCTTTGGAATGCCCGAAATCTTTTGATCTCTGCATCACAGCCTTTGTGCTTTGGACACACTTCTTCTATGTATCTATCAATTGCACAATTTAATGTATAATCAGGAAGCTTTCCGCGTGATAACTCTCTTAATTCAGTTTCACGTTTTGATGCCCATGCGCGAGCCTGAGTCTTAGTATCGAATGTCGCACTTTCCCGAGTACCATTCACACTAATCTCAACTCGCCAAGCATCACCCCTTTGTCGAAAGGTGGCCATAATTTTTCCTTTAAAATGTTGTGGCGTAAATTTGGCGTAATCAATATAGAATGAATAATAGGGAATAATAAGGAAACATTAAACTATTGAATTAATGAGCCACACTTAAACCTATAAAAATAAAGAAAAAATAAGGAAAACTAAGGAATAGTAAGAAAACCGCAAATTTCGGAAAGTGCCCGCTGAGCGCACCATCATTTTATTAGTTCACTTACCTCATTAGACTAAAAAAACAATTCCAGATTTATAAAATAAATTATGGATTCTCTTCCTCTTCATCCTGATGTTTTTGACGTATTTGATCTCTTTTCACCTGAGGGTCTTGATCTACGCCTAACTGACCGCGTTGAATCTCTCGATCTTGTTTCTCTTGTGGGTCTAACTCTTCTTCTGGAAACTCTTCATTCAGTTCTTCATCTGGTTTAGCCATCGGGAATTACCTCTTGGAAATATAGGTAGTAATGTTTGTAGAAGATGCTCTTGGACCTCTTATTCTATAAAAGTGGGTGAATTACATTGTTGTATTTATAGTTTGTTTAATCTCATAAATTGTTGTTTCTATAAATAGATGTGCTGAGTAGTTTTTCTATCAAAAAATTAGTATCTTATGCTCACAATAAAAATGAGATATAGATATGAAAAAATTATTATTCATTGGGTTAATGATTGGGGCTTCTTCAGTTGCTGAAGCGAATACACCTTTAGCTATTCAATATGGTAATCCTGCTCCAAAAGATAAAGCCGTTATTACGACTACACCTTATTATGCTCAAGAAAACCTAATAAGTCAGTACTTTTTAGCTTTTGGTTACGCCGGTTCAAAAATAGGGTCAGACAGCTTTTTGGGTACTGAATCATTCGATGGGCTGTTTATTAATGGTGAATATCAATCCCATCCGACGACCAGCTTATGGGCCGAATACAAATTTCAAAGCTCAGATATTGATTACAATCAAGTTACAATTGGGGTAAAAAATAAATTTCTGGAAAATGATCAGTTTTATTCAGCAATTTCTATAGGTCTGGGAATGAGCTGGGTAGATGAAAGTGAAACGGATGCAGATCTTGGTCGAGTCGATCTGGAATTGGATTATTTTACAATTCCTGTTGCCTTGGAAGTCGGTTATAAAATTGCTCCTGAAGCAGATTTATTTGGATCTTTTGGTTATCAATGGATGTTTAACCGTGATGCCAAGATTTGTATGAATGGCGCATGTGTCTCTGGCAAGAGTGATGATCTGGATTTGAATGGGGTTACTTATCAATTTGGTTTTCGCTATTACTTTTAGTGGCTAATCAATGGCCTTAATAGCGAACTCTTTTACTTAAGACTTAAAATTGTATCTAGCTAAAATTATTCATTTTTCACATAAATAAAGAATATTTTTATTAAAATTTAAATAGATAGGATATAGAGATTGAAAAGAATAGAGTTGTTTGTAGTGCTCTATTGATCCAGCCAAAATATTCTAATCTGCTTTTGAAAAAGCACAATTTAAATATTGTATAAGTCTTCTTTTAGAAGTGTAAAAGTGTATTGTAGGTAAAAAAAATCCTGCTATATTGAACTCATGGTAGGTCATAAAATGAAACGACGCTACCAATAAGTTGGACGGATCAATGACAGTTAGTTGAGCTCGAACTTAGGTTCAGGCAATAAATCTAGCACTAGCCATCCAACACAGAGCCCGCAGCGATGCGGGCTTTTTAATGCAAAATTTTAAGCGAGAGTTATTAATAATTTCGACTCTTTTATTTGTATAGCACATTCTTCATTAGCGACTATATATAGTCGATAAAAGGTGCTCGCTAAAAAATCTTACATATTCGTTTGAAAGCCTTTCAAATAACTATGTTATAAGAATTCAGACAAGCAAATTTAATAATGCCAATAAAGGGAGGTATGACGATGACAGAAGGTTTAATTGAAGTGCAAGTCAAAAACCAGTATGGCAAAACCCTGAATGTAAAAGCATTACTACGTGCCGGTGCTCATCATAGTGATCCGTCCCAGCATTTGGAACAGCAAGTCGAATATATTGTAGTGGATGATGAAATTATCAGACCAACAATTGAACTGTTATTTGCCAGTGAGCAGACCGACTGCATCTATCGTGTTCTGGATGCTAAATAA